TCTAAATAGTCTTCAACAATAAATTCTTGCCCAAATTCTTTTAATTGAACATCTTTATTATACAAAGAACCATATGAAAATAATTTTAACATAGTCAAATTTACAAAAAAAAGTATTAAAAATAGAAATTTTTAATACTTTTTATAGATATTTTATACAATAATCTGCTATTTTATAATAAAATAGTGGTTTTGAGTGTTTAATTTAACAATTTCCAAAATTCATCAAATTTCTTCTGACGATCTTCTAAACCATTATAACCACCGTTAACTCTTTTGGTAACCAATTTAACGACCTCATCAGAAGAACCTTTATCACAAGTTTCCCACAATTTAATTGAATTGAAAAAATAAGCGGCTGACATCATTGGATATTTATTAGAAACTAAATCTGGATTTGACACACAGTCTTCTCCACAGAATTTAGAGAATTTAGAATAATTAGACCTACCGGTAAGCTGGATATATCCTCTTCCCTTGAAACGAACTCCATCTCCTGTTTCTGTATTTCCTAAATCCTTACGACCTTCATATGCTTTACCAGAAGCGAATTCAACAACCCATTTAAAATTACCACTTTCATGTGCACATTGTGAAAGAAAGTGAGCAAGTCTTAAATTATTAGTTATTCCAAATTTCTTAGCAGTTTCTGGAATTTGAGAAAGTACATTAGATGGGACATGACCTTTAAGTTTTTCCAAACTCAAACCTTCTGAAGAGACAATTACCTCTGGTTGTGGTTTTGAGTCAAACATCATTGGCCAACTTTTATTAGCTGAGGTTATTATACCATCAACAGTCAATCCATTTTTTGATTGCCATTCTTTAACTGCTTTTTCAGTACCAGGTCCAAATGAACCATCAGCAGTTAATCCTAACTTTTCTTGGAGTTTCTTTACGTCTCCTCCTTTAGAACCATTTTTTAATAACATATGCTTAATTAATTTTTAAGTATATATAAAAGTGTAAATGTTATTAATTTTAAATTAATCTATCTTTTTAAGTAAATCCTTTATTATTATTAGCTTTTTTTGACATCCAGGTCCATCCATTTTTTCTTCAAGATCTAAAATAACAAATGCTAAAGAGTCAGCAAATTCTTCTCTTGGATTTCTAGATGTATATTTTCTACAGAAGTCAGCATCTTCTTTGTGTATCCAATTTGATCTTTTATGACCAGCTATTTCTCTACCACTTCTTTTTTCAACATATCTAATATAACCCTCTGGTACTTTTTCATTTATATCACATTTCTTCCAACCAGAGATAGCTTGCCATTTTTTAGAGAAGGATACCTTTTCAATATGGTCAACACAGTGAGCTGTTTCATGTACTATAACAAATACAGCATATGGTATTTCAGTTTTACCTTCTTTCCATTTTCTTTTAAACTTGAAAATTTTAGGGTTAAGAGTCATTTGTTTTTTCTTTGGTGTGTCTTTCCATCTACCATGAACCGACCCCAAATCTTCTCTAACTATATTATCAATTCTATTCTTTATAAACTTAGTATTATAATAGGATAGACCTTCTGATATTACATCAATTTCAGTCAGAGTAAAAGTCGAGTCTAATTCAATTCCCCACTTTGTATCAAATCTTTTAATTTCTTTTTTCACATCGGGTGATATCTCAACCTCTTCTATCTTTTTAGTCTCTTTTGACTTCGCTTCAAATAGTTTAAATTTAGTTATTATCATCTCTATTAATTACATTCTCTACAATCTACTCTACCTTCACCATCACAGTTATAACATTCTTGATCACAATCACCATCACATTTACCACAATTTACTCTACCATGACCATCGCAATTTCCACAATCATTTTTACCATCACCATCACAGTCTTTACAATTAACTTCATTACCTTCATCATCGGTTGTTGATCCCCCACCATCACAAGTAGAACATTCTTCATTACCACTACCTTCACAATCGTTACATTCTGCGTCACCGTTTCCATCACATTCATTACATTCTACTCTCCCTGACCCATCACATTCATAACAATCTACTCTACCATGACCATCACAAGTAGAACATTCGCCTTGTGCTGTACCATCAGTATTTTCCAATGTATAATCATCATCGTCCTTTTCATTAGAAAGTGTGCCAAAATTTGGATTAAAATATTTAACTGTGTCTAAATATGGATACCCATTATAATCACCTTTTCTAATATCAACTATAAGGTCTAATTGAATAGTTGATCCATCAGGTGCATAAGCTTGTGAATTATCAGAACTACTATTGTAATATTTAGAATACCATCCATTTTCTTTTGCATAGTCTCTAAATAGATTTACATCGGAATCATTTATAGTATAGATTCTATCCATGAACTGTTTACCATTTCTTAATTTCCAGAGAAGAGCCCTAGCCACAATTTTACTATCATCTTCAGTTGATTTAAGTATAACCAATTTACAAACATCTTTATTGGTAATATAAATATCAAAATATCTTGTACTAACATTTGACATACAAGATGATCCCAATGTGCCACTTCTGTTATAATAAGTATTATAATGATACCAATTCCCAATTTCTTCACCATCAACAACATCAAAATATTGGAATATATCATTCATTTTATCGATTGTTGCTTTATATTGATTTACAAAAACTTCTATATCTTTATCTAAAGCTTCAACACCAGCAGTTTTTAACAAAGCTCTTATAGCTCTACCGATTTTAACCTCTTGTCTATTTTTAGACCAAACTTCATTTTGTCTTTGGTCAAATGCTTGTAGTTTATCTTGATTAAAAACCCCTTTACCATTTGGAAATTTGACATAGACCCAAATTTTACCAGATGATTTTCCAGTAACTTTAGAAACTACTTCACCAACTTCAGAAGAGTTTGGTTGATAAGCAGAACCCTCTGGTTCATAACCTAAATCTTTAAATATATTAGCATTTGATTCAGAGTGTCTTAACCAACCACCTCCTGATCCAATAAATCTAACATTTTCTTTAGTGTCTCCTAAAATTTCTTTAGCCTTTCTATCCGGTATGAAACTTAATGTATCATTTTTATCTTTAGAAATATCAAAATAATTTGACGCAACTGGTAGATCCTCATTCTCAATACTTAAAATAGATTTAGCCAATGGATTTTCCATTTTAGAAAGAGCTAATCTGAATTTTTTCGAGAATACAACATCAGACTCTAATATCAATTCTAGAGACTCATTAACAAAGTCGAAATATTTTCTAATCATTTTTTTATAAAAGTTTTTATTATATATTAAAAATCAAAAGGCGTTTTACTTATTAACAATACTACTAGTTATCAACATTATAAAAACTTATTCAATTTAATATACTATCTTTATTAAACAAATATTTTAATTATGGTAAATCAATTTTTTTTCTACGTCATTGTGTACTTAATTTACACTTTAAATCTTCAAGTATTAACTGAGTTAATACGTAATGGTCTTTTCGAAAATAAATTTTGGACTAGATCACTTAGGAGCATCTTTATAATGCCACCGCTTGCGATAATCTTAATGGTTATTATTTTATTAAAGGATTCTCTTAAGATGAATTTTATAAATATCTCAAAGGTAATGGAGAAGAGAAAGGAGAGTGATTTTTAACCACTCTCTCTTTTTTATATATAGTTTATGAATTATATTAAATCTTATAAATTATTTGAATCTGTCTATTGTTTAGAAGAGTTTGTTCAAGAACTAACCACTATATTATCACAGTTTAATTTAACCGCTGTTTATATAAGGGAATTGATTAGCAAATATGATATAGATTCACAAATTGAAAATGATATAACCCCTTTAGAATTCTCTAAGACAATAATAGATGATTTAGATTTGAATCAAAGAGGAAAGGATGGATATATGGCGGTTAATGTTCAAAAACCAGGACCAGATGTTGTTAAATATTTATAATTATTTAATATAAACAATTAATATACCAGGGTTTAATATAATTTCTTCCACTCTAAAATTATATTCATTTGAAATACCTTTAACTATTTCTTTCATTTTTATACTTATACCCGTAACTATTTCAACTTCACTGTGATTATTTTGCATTTTCTCCCAGAAGAATCTATCCAATGACCTTCTGACATCTTCGTGTTTTATACCATGCAAATCTATTTTATTACTCATCAATTTATTTATTAAAAATAATAATAAAGTTTAATATATACCTTATGAGATTTTTAAAATCATATAGATTATTTAAAGAAGATGCAACATGTAACGCTTCTACAACATCAGGTATGGGTGCGGTTTCTGCTGCTCAACCAGGAGCATTAGCAGGAACAACCGGAACCGAAGGCTCTGGTGATATAGGTTTTACATTTAAGAAAGAAAAGAGAAAAAAAGGAGACCCAACTAAGTAACTGATATGAGAGATTTATCGCCTGCTAAAGGAGTTACACATGTTGAAGATATAAAATGAAAAAACCGATTGTGTCTGTGTGAATCAGACACTAATCGGTTCGTAATGGTTTCAAAATTCACAGTTCATCCACCTATTTATCATACACCTTTTAATTCAACCGTATCGATATGATTGATACTGACATCTACTGCGGGACCAACAGATTTATTATCCCCTCAACCTCGGCAAAAGTCGGCCTATTATTCATTAGAAGTTGCCGCGACTAACTTATATAGGAATATTTATTAATTTTTGTTTCGGTATAATTAAATACCTTGATACAAATATAGTGATTATTTTTTAATTTTAAGCTTTTCTTTCCAATTTTCTACTATAATTTTAGCATTGGATCCACCAATAATTAAAAATATATAGACGATTATTACAGTTATTGTAAAAAATGATACAAATAAAGCGACTGGTATCCAAATCGGTGAAGTAATCCACCACCAAGACCAAGTAATATTACCTGTTAATTTTAAGACTAAAAAAACTATGAACAGTATACCTGCTAATCCGATACCATTTGATTCTTTACTATTTGACATATTTAACTTTTTTGATTTAACCAGTTTTCAACTTCTTCTTTTGTTCTAACAGTTAATAATCCGAATGTGTCGATGTAACTTTGCGCCATTGAACAAGGTACTAATATTTTATCCACTTTATCTTCTTCATTAATGACAAAGAAGTTCATATGTGTCTTAATTATTCTTTCTGATTTTTTAGATTTCTTAGCCATAATTTTTATATTTAATATTTATATATCTAAGAATAAAAAAGTTTAGTTAGTTCCAATACAAATTGATTTAATCATGCCGAAATTATCATTGTTGTTTAAAATATCTTCTAATGAAATAATTTCTCTCACACGAGAAGTAACATCAGAGATAACTGATGGAGAAAAAGTAGGGAATTCACTAATTAAAAGCGGAGAGAAAAGAGCTTTTGAACGTCCATCTTTTATTAAATATAAATAAGATATGTTGAGACTCGTCTCTTGTAAAAATCTATAAACCTCATCACCTATTTCTTTATAATCAAAATTTATACAATTTGAATATTCATATCCAGTACTTTGACTTTTTGGTTTATAGATTCTTATGTTCTGGAAAACATAACCATTGTTTTTAGAATCTGATGTAGATATTTCAAATCCATCACCTTCTATATGTTTTAAATATTCATCTACTTCTGAACTTAAAGACTCTTTAACAATTCTATATTTAAGAAGGGGTTTTCCATTAATTGTAATATCACCTTTTGCGTTCTTTCCAATCTTTTTAACAAGAGTCTTCTTGTTCTTAAAACGACCACCAAGAATAGTATCCCCAACATTTATTGGAATTTTAATATCTTCAAATTTTTTTAAGTATTTCATGTCATATCATTATTATTTTCATATCCTATACCTGACAATCTATTCATCCACCCTTCGCCATGTTTATACCAAGTTGGCGCGTTCTTATATCTAATCTCTCTTTGTTTTTTAATAGAGTTAAATAACTTTTTTTGATCAGATGATTTTATTTTACCGATATTCTTTTTGGAATAAACATCACCTGATATCTTTATATTTTGATCACTTATAGCATCTGATATAACTTGTCTCATTCCTTCCACTCCTTGATTAACACACCCATCATATATTATATTTGCAACAGATTGATCACATAATAATCCTAAATTTTGAGCATCCCAGTAATCTTTTCTGTATATTTTAAGAGCTGTTTCATAGGAAAGTTTTTCCATATCTTCTCTTTTAGGAATTCTACCTAAATATTTTTGTAAAATTGGGGCAGATATACCATGATTGGTACCTACAAATCTTTTTCCATATCCAGGAACTTCAACCCAGTTACCCGTATCATCTCTATCATCAGAGTAACCAGCCTCAGCTTCTTTTACTGCTGATTGAGCATCTTCAAAAGAAGATTTTTTATGTAGTTCTATTATTTCCTTTTTAATAGAAGGTTCTATTATTTCACTATTAACAGAAGGTTCTATTTCTTGCTCAACCTTTGTTGATGATTTATCAGTCTTAACAGGCTCTTCCACATTTGTTAGATATCCAAGTGAGGCTATTCCTAAAAAGACACTAGTATAGTGCATAATTAAAAATCTTCTTAATCTATCTGGTAGATTTTTTAGTTTATTAATTAGTTTTATATAATACTTTCTAGCTTGCTCTTTTGAAAGTTTTAAAATAAACTCTTTAAGTTTTATTAAACTTCTATCAGATATATCAGAATCATCAACCTTTTTAGAGAAATCCCACTCATATGTGTTATCACCAGTCATTCGACCTTCTGATTCAACAATTCTAAAAATATCACTAATTATTTCCTCAAATTGTTTTTCTAAAATAAATTCATTATATTTGTTAATCATAACTGTATATATTAAATTCATATGGCATTTTTTATAATTTTATTAGCTATCTCCCAGATAGTAAGTTTCTATCTTATTTTTAATAAGATTAAGCCAATTTTTAAACCCAAACCTGAAGGTATAATACTCAAAGTTATTCCAGATAAACCAACTTATGAGTTGTTGGATCCAAAGAATAAATTGGTTTATGATGTAATGGAAAGTGTAAAGTTAGAGTGTTGGAAAGTAGAAGTACAAGCTGATTTATCATACCATTCAAAAACCTGGATGGTAAAATTTGAGTCACCTACCGGAATTATTATTAGATCAAGGGTAAGAGATAGTGGTCAAATATATTTATCATCATTCAATATATTAAATTCCGGAATTGGCGGAAGTGTAAGTATTAACAATGATTCTAAATTTTCTGATGATGTTATAATTTTTCTTTGGGATTATATTATCGAATATCACCAGAATGAGAATGATGAAAGTAGAAATCACTATCAATCAATCATCGATGATATTTCTTCTAAGTTGAAAACATTGAGACGTAGTGAGAAATTAAATAACATTTTAGAACTATGACAGGCGTTGACTTAGAAAGGTATTTAATGAGTACTGGATTTTTTAAGGACGAAGGTGTTTATATGGTTGAAACTATTGATGGTAAAGTATTCAATAGAGTACCATCTTATTATAAGACATTTATACCAATGTTAGGTAAATTGGAAATAAGTATATCCTATAATAAACATGGCGATGGTACAAAGTATGTAGATTTTATGTTAGCTGGTGTTAATTTATTTGGGTGTTATAAATTAAAAGATTTAGACTTTGAAACTTTACACATAGAATTAAATAAAGTATTTTGGTTTGATGAAAAATTTATAGACTGGTCAAAAATCGAGTTCAGAAATTATAAAATTGAATCTTTATCAAAATTGTAAAATAAAAAATACAATAAAACCCTATAAACTTTTAATATCAACGATCATATAAAAAAAGAGGTAGTTAAATAATTATATATATATTTATTATTTGGGGGATTAGCTCAGCTGGCTAGAGCACCTGCCTTGCACGCAGGGGGTCAACGGTTCGACTCCGTTATCCTCCACCCAGGAAAGTTGTCAGAGTCCGGTTTATCGAGACAGTCTTGAAAACTGTTGTACCGAAAGGTACCGTAGGTTCGAATCCTACACTTTCCGCTGATTTTTAAACAATTTTAAAAAATGAAATTAATTATTTTTAATTTCATTTTTTTATTTTTATAAATTTTGTATATTTTTAAAACAATTAAAAAAATAAGTGTTATGAATTACAAAGACCAATTATTATTAGACAAGTTTTCCGAATATTCTAAAGACGAACTTTTAAAAATGAAATCAGGATGTGAAAAGTTATTACTTTACACTAATGAGTATTTGGTTTTCTTAATCTCAATGATTTTATTTTGTTCACCATCAATCGTTTTATTTTTTACAGTTGGTTCGATTTTATCAAAGTTTTACTTTTACAACTTTGTTTTAGCATTCATAGTATTTTTCTTTATAAAAAATAAATTTGCTAACAAAGATTTATACGAGAAATCAAAAAGTAAAATAAAAGACATTAAATTTGTTTTAGAAAATCGAGATTAAAATAAAAAATCCGTTCAATTTTAACGGACATTATATAATAATCCGTACATTTGTAATATGAAAAGAGAAAAAGTATATGTAGACATGGATGACACACTTTGTGACTTCATCGGGCCCTTTAAGAGAGGTGATTATTCAATTAAATACCCTCACTCTAAGATTGGATTCTTTTTAGATTTGGAACCTTTAGAGGGAGCTATCGAAGGCATGTCAACTTTACAAACAAAATACGATGTTTATATACTAACCAGACCATCTATTAAAAATATTCATTGTTATACTGAGAAGGCTCAATGGATTAAAAAATATTTAGGAGAATCTATGTTAGAGAATATGATTATTTGTCCAGATAAGTCTTTGGTTAAAGGTAACTATTTAATAGATGATGATACTAAAAATGGACAAACCGAATTTGAAGGGGAGCATATTCACTTTGGCAGTGATATTAAATTCTTAAATTGGCCAAGTGTCATTGAATATTTAATGAATAAGTAAAAATATTAAATTTTTATTCAATAATTATATCTTCAATATCTTCAATATTTAGTGTATCACCTGGGTTTAATATTAAAATAGAACCATTTAATACTCTTCTACCACTTAATACTCTACCATTTTTTAAAATTAAGTCAACAATATGATAACCCATTCCCTTTTCGGGTTGGCTTTTTATAATTTCTTGTAAATCAAGAGTTAATTCAACTTCATTGTTTAAAATTCCTCTGTGGTCTTTAGGTATGAAATCAAATCCATATTTTTTACCCAAAACTATAAGTAAAGGCGTGATTGGAATTGGAATTGGAATTCCTGATATAGCAACTAGTGGAATAATTCTAGCTAAATCTTTTGATTGTTCTTTTAAAAATGATTTTTCTTTAACAGAGACTTCTTCACCTTTTATCAATCTACCTAAAATCTCAACGGCTATTCTAGTTTCTTTACCTTCTATTTTAGTAGCTTCCCAAACATTAGAGGCAAATTCACCTCCTTTTCTTAATATTCTATTAAGATAATTGGTTATTTTTCCAACACCTTCTTGAAAGGATTCAAAATCCTTAATTTTTTTCATAACTTATATATAAAATTTTATATAACAAATATAATTAATAATATTTATTCATGTAACATCATGATATACTATTATATAATTTGGTTTCTTAATTATTTTTAACTATATTTGTATACAAAATTTATAAGATGAGATTAATGTTTTTAGGTGATATTCATGGTTCTTTCAGTATTATTCACCAATATGTAAAATTACACGAGATTAAAGACACACACATAATTCAAGTGGGTGACTTTGGTGTTGGGTTTAAAAGCATAGATAAAGAAAAACGAATGCTAGAACTATATCACACTCAACTTGTTAATAACAATGTTCATGTTTGGGCCATTCGAGGAAATCATGATTATAAACCACACTTTGATAATGACCCCTTTGGTTTCAGTAATATACACCTAGTCCCTGATTATACTGTTTTAAATTTATGTGATAAGAATATTCTTTGTATCGGTGGGGCGATAAGTGTTGACCGCAATTGGCGATACACAGTCAAACAGAAAATGGGAGTTTTTGAAAATCAAACTTTAGGAGTTGAGAGTTGGTGGCCAGATGAAACATTTGTTTTGGATCGAGATAAATTGAGTGAATACCGTGATATAGATATTGTTGTTACACATACAACGCCACATTATTGTGAACCAGATAATACTTTCGGATTTGGACCTTTTGTAGAGGATATTATAAGAAAAACTAAAGACAATGAGTTGAAAAATGATTTAACAATAGAACGTAATCAAGTTACCGACGCTTTTGCTATTCTTAAAATGAATAACAGTAACATAACTCATCATTATTATGGTCATTTCCACAAAAGTGATACAATCACAATTGATGGGATAAAGCACCGATTGTTAAATGTTAACGAACTTTGGGAGGAGAGATAATTTATGAGAAGTCAGACAGCTATTTGTATTCGTTGGAAGCTAACAGGGAGAATTGAAGTATTCGTTAATTTAGGAAAAATATATTCTAATTATACGAATGATCAATTGGGAGTTAGTCGTGCTACTTTAGACAGGAAAGACTTATTTGAGGGATATCAAAATGACACAATTGAAATAATTAAAACTAATGTTAAATAAATTAAAATTTTTATAAAACAAACAATTAAAATTATATTATTATGGGAAAAAAATTAGTATGGTTTGAATCTTACACAACAAGATGTAAGTATTCAGCGGAATTAACAGACGAAGAAGCAGAATTGTTCGAAAATGATGAAGAAAAATTCTTCAGTGAGGTAGATTACACAGCTAACCAGGAATTAGAATGGGATGATGTGCAAGATAATGACTCAGAAGATTTTGAAATAGAAGAAGATTAAAATTTAAAATAAAAATTATGTATCAAATAAGAAAATGTGAAAGAATTACTTCATGGCAAATGACCGAAGTAGCTAATTTAAATCCAGATGATTTCAGAAACTTATCAGTCCCTTTCGAAGGAGAAGGAGAAGAAGAATTTTTAACTTATCTTGAAGAAAATAGATATGAACTTGAAGAAATCTATGAAGAGTTTGGGGAAGAAACTTTAAATGAGTTGAATAAAATATGGGAACCAGAGTGGAGTGAGTATAGTAACTCAACTTGGAAAGGTGAAGATTCTTGGTTAGAATCTGGAATAGTTGATGAAACTTGGACAAAAACCGGAGGGTTTCAAGTTAATTTTAATTCTTCATCAGATTACTAATCTAAAATAAAACCTACTAATCTAATTAGTAGGTTTTTTAATATAATTTTTTGATAGTTGATATCCAACTCCAAAAGTTAAATTGTTTATTGTTTTAATACTACTCATACTTCTGAAATTTAAAACATCTTGTATTATAAAAGTTATTTTACTTTTCGTTTTAATTGACATCTTTGTTGTTCCGTAAATTATATAATCATTTGATTTTAAGATAGAAGGTTGGTAATAATATTCAAATGATAACCCCATTAATTTATTTTCATAAACAAATTTAGCTCTAACTGAATGTCTAAATACATCAGAATATGTATTTGATTGATAGTCTACTGTTTGGTATATAAGTGCATATGATAATGATATTTTACCACTATTTAATTTTTTCTTCAAACCAACACCAACACCAAAAGAATTATCACTTCTTATCTGTCTCAAATAAGAATAGTTAAATTGGTGTGTGAAAAATAAATCCGATTTACTTCTATTATATGTAATATTTTCCTTTTGTACCAATTCACTCGATGTTAATTCATTTGAATATCCAATGTTGTAATTGGTTGTTAGATCTATACCCATTCTTTTAAAATCAACTCCGTTATTTCCTGAAAAATTTAAACCAAATTGTGTACTTTCGGACGTACCTAACATCCCTGTTAGGTTATTATCCAGTGATATTTTCACAGAATCATCTATTTGTGAAAATAAATTTAAATAAGTTGTTATAAAAATAAGAACCAGTACATTTTTCATATTTTTTTTATTAATTTATTTATATATAAAAGAAAAAAATATATAATTATGGCGAAGAAACCCACTACATCAACAACAAACGGAGTTAAATCAGACTCTAAAAGTAAAAGACCTGGAGTACATTCAAAAAAGAAAAGTTCTAATAGTAAAAATGCTAAACATTATAAAAAATCCTACAAGGGACAGGGAAGATAATAAATAAAAAAAAGACTATTCAAATCGAATAGTCTTTTTTTATTTTTAAAGTTTTTAATAATTAACCCAAAGAAACAACTTCGATATCAAATATAATTTCTTTACCAGCTAAAGGATGATTCCCATCTATTAACACATAATCATCATTAACTTCAGTTACAATGACATTACTAATACCATCCTCATTAGATGCTTGTAATGCTTGTCCGACTTCAACACCTTCTGGCATTCTGTCTTTTTCAATTTTAACAAAAAGGTCTTCCATAACTGGACCGTACCCTTCTTCTGGTTGAATGTTCACGGTTACTTTATCACCAACATTTTTACCAATTAAAGCATTTTCGAATCCCGGTATAATTTGGTTTGTTCCAACTTCAAATCTTAAAAGACCTTTCCCTTCCGATGTATCAAAAACACTACCATCTGTTAATTTGCCAGTATAGTTCACATTAACTACTGTTCCATTTTCAATCATAATAAATAATTTTTTTTAATTATATGATTTAAAAATAAAAAGGTTTATTTATTTTTTTGAATTTCTTTAGCTCTATCGATAGCGGATTCTTTTGTTTTGAATCCAAACTCTACTTTTGATTTACCAGCAAAAATACCAATCTGTGTTGATTTAGTAACTGTTTTGTTACCAACACGTCCAATACTAGCAATTTGTCGAATACGAAACCCACCAACTTGTCCAATTACTTTACCCAAATCATTTTTTTTAATACCCATTTTGATTAATTTTTAATTTATTAATAATTTTTTAACTGATACAAATATAATAAACTTTTATCTATTGCAAAGCATTTTTTAAAAAATTTTTAAAAAAATTAAATGTGATTATGACCAAGTAAAGAATGTTTTTTTATCTTCTTGTATCTCAACGTAACCATTTGGTTCAAACTGTTCAGGTGTTAAGTAACAAACATATCTATGTCCTTTATACTTAGTAATTAAACCAGGGTAAGAAAGAGAACCACCATCATAATAAAGGTCACTGTATTTTTGTAATTGAGATTCATCTATGTCAATTCCCAATTCTTCTTTTACTCCTCTAACAGCTGAAGAAAGTGGATCCTCTCCGGCTTTCATTTTTTCGGATACTGAACTTGGCATATTTCTTTTTCTAGATCTACCATCATTGAACTCTTGTCTATCCTCTTTTAATTTTAAAACTTCACCATCATCTTTTCTAAAAAAGACTTTAATACCGACAAACTCGATATATCTAGTTATCAAACCATCTTTTTCTTCTAAATAACATTCTTTTTCTTCTAATTCTTTTAATAGATATCTAACTGTTTTAGATTGGCCAGTTCCCCATAAATCACAGGGTATATCATAACTCTTAAGTTTATTTATTAGTTCACTAAGCGAGTTATTTTCAAATTCTTCAAAAAGTTTAATCCGTTTCATTTATTATATATAAACTTTTATAAAATAAAAAATAAAAATAATGTGGAAACTATAGAAATGTATAAAAAAACATTGGAGGATTTATTGGAAAAGGTAGATTTTTTATATTCAGGTGATGTTATTAATTCAGAAAAAAAACAAAATCACTTGTATTTAAAACATACTTCATTTTCTGCGGACTTGATAAAGGTAGTTATGGAGGATATTTATAACTGGTCCTTTGGAAAAATGATCGATAGTTCCGAAGAGGTCATTTATTCAAAAGATAAAATTTCAGATATTGATGACATTCTAATTGATATTTCGAATAAGTATAAAATTTCACCTAAGTATATCTTCTATTCAAATAATTCCAATTCTATATTCACTCTTAGACATTACTTTAATACGAAGAATGTAAAAGGTCGTTTTTTACCAAGTCACTTTAATAAAGGATTTAGTTTTTTATTTCTAAGTAGTGATGTATATGGGTATTACTCACCTTTAATAAAAGATGAGATTGATGATTTTTGTTTTTATATAACAGACAGTAGTATACAAAGTCTTGTATGGACTTTACAAAACTTAGAGTATAAAATGGAAGAGGGTACTTATGATAATAAACATATTATTAATTACCCTGTTTATAACTGTAGTTTTAAATCCATAAAAGTAAGAGTAAAGAATACTCTAAAGATTAGAGAAGATAAAATTAATAGTTTACTATATGAAAATTGATTTAAATAATATACAACTTGGTCAAGTTGAAACTGAATATGAAATGAATAGATTAAAATCTTCTTGTATTTATAATAGTGTTAATAAACTCAATGATGATTATAATTTTATAATAATGCCTATGTTTGTTTTTAATATCATAGAGTCTGATTCTAGATTTTCATCATGTTCGATTACTAACCCAACTAATATATTTAAAGTTGGGTCATATTGTGGATATGATTGTTATGTAGACATGTATATAACTGATAATAAAATAATAATGTCAAAGAATTTACAAGGAATGCGAGAGAATAAAATAAATGCTATTCTTGGTACAGATGAGTTAATAAAAGATTTAGATATAGATATCATAATTTAGTATTATAATTTTGATTTACGGATTTTTATATATATACAAAAAACAATTGAAATTATGTTAAAAAGATACGCTGAATTCATAAACGAAGAAGCTTCTCCTAGACTACCTAAGAACGAAGAGTATTGGTCGAAGAAAGGAAAAGATGGTAAGAAAGTTGCCCTTTATACACATGATGATATGGATGGTATATTCTCCGCTATTGAAGTTAAAAAATATCTTTTAGATAATGGTTTTGAAATCGTTAAGTATGGTATTCTTGATTATTCAAACGGTTGGAAATATACAAAAGTTGATCCTAAACTAATAAATGTTGTAGTTGACTTTGCTAATATGCCGGGTGATGAAAGAGATGAAATGATTGATTATTATTTAGATCATCATGGTGTATTTACAGATGAACAAAAAGAAAAATATAAATCATCACCAGTTGGTAAATCAAGTACAGCGTCAGCTTACGAAGCTATCTGTTTAAACTTAGGTGTTCCACAAGACGATTTAACAGTATCAGTTATTAGAATGATTGATGCTGCTAAATATGATGAATATAAAGTTTCTTGGAAAAGACTTTTAGATTATAACTTAACTGATATTATTAAGTTTGCTAAAGAAGCTATTGCTAAAAAAGAAGATGGTGTATTATCATTACAAGGTAGATTAGAATTCGGTGCAGCTTTTAACCAAATGTTAAAAAGAGGTGATCACAAAACTTTAATTTCAGTTATTCACAACTGTAAAGATGCTTCTATCTATTCAATATTCCATACAATGAGTAGGGTTTATACACAACATAATGTCAATACTTTTGGACCAAAGAAAGGTCAAGGTAAAGATTTCTTAGAAGATGCTGAATGGAGACTTAAAGAAATGCAAAAGAAAACAAGAGGGACTAAAAAACAAAAGAAAGTTTATATGAGTCAACAAGAGTTTTTACAAGACTTTGAAAGATCTTCAGTTGGTGATGCAAGAATAACAAGCACATTTACAATATTCTCAGATGGTTATGCACTTATTGGAGATTTAGCTTTTGTACCAACAGGAACTTGGGCTAATGCACTAAGAGCAAGAACAATTATAATGGAAGATTATGAGATGGGTATCATAATGAGTAAAGTTGATAAAGCTTTAGCTGATGGCATTGTTGATAAGTTAGACCTTTTTAAGATTCCCGAATTACAAAAATTTCTAACAGATGAAGAAATATATTTATTCTCAAGAAGAGTTGATAAATTTGGTAATGTTTGGACAATTCCTAAATTGCCTAAATTTATTTTATTACAATACGGTGGTACTTTACAAGTATGTTCTTATAGTAATATTAAAGAAACTCCTAAATTACCTAAAACTAAAGAAGGTAAAGAAATTGATGACTTAGGTGTTTATATGACTGGTTTATTAAATAACTTTAAACAACATTTAGATTATTATGATCCAGATACATCAATTGGTCAAGATGAAATTACAGTTTCTGGTGGCCATGGTGGTATTGGTTCAATTTCAAATGTTTTTGGAAGTGTTAAAGTTGAAAAAGAAACAGATGAAGAAGGAAACCAAATTGAAGTTAGTAAAATATTACTAAACAATGAAGGTAAGAAATATATTGACTTATTCAAAAATAAAATTATAGGTGATTTATCTGGAGTTACATGGAGTTTTGGTCTTAAATGGAAAGAAGATAGTGAAAGTAGTGGATACAAAGCTAAAGAACCAGATATGGATTTCAAAGTTTTGGGAACAGAAGATGTAACTAAATTGGATAAAGAAGGTAACTTAGTTGAAAACTTTGATTATCAAATAAAAGATAAAGATGGTAATACTAGAGATGTTACTAGAGATGAATTTGTAAAAGCTGGCTTTGATAAAGCAATGAAGCCAAATGAAATGGAAATTGATAGAGAAAATCGAAAAATAATTGCTAAATTCGAGAAGTTTAAAAATAATAAATAATAAAAAAAGAGTTAAGATTTTCTTAACTCTTTTTTTATTTTATACATATATTCATTTTTTACCGAACGATTTTCCATAACCATCAATAATTCCTTTTTTATCACCTTTACCTTCTTCATCATCATATTTAGTATCAAAGAAGTTATTATTATCAGTTACTACTTTCACTTCAGAGTCCATTGTAGCAAATGGACCTAATTTACCTGAACGGAAAACACCACCAAACATATCCCCATTTAATATACCTTCCATAAAATAACAGTCAGTTAGAGATGATTGATCCACTTTACAATTTAATATTTTTGAATCATCAGCGTCACTTTGAATAAGTTTTGATTTAACACATTGTGATCTTCTAATCTCACATCCTAAAAATAAACAATCTTCAAAAACTCCTTCTAAATTACAATTAACCATATCTAAATTTTTCAAAGTTGATGTCGTTCTAATAGTAGCATCGACAATTTCTAAGGTTTGAGTTGATGTAACATAGTTAACAATACACTCTTTTAATCCCTCGGTATTATCTATCAAACTATAAATCCTATTATATATCTTATGGTAATAAGTAGAAACTATATCATAATTAGAGTTTTGGTCTATTTGAATTTGAATTGAAGAAAAGTCAACTATAAAGTTATCATAACTTGAAAAATTCTTAAATGTTGAAATATTATCTTGTAGATATTCTTCTAATTTATTAACATCTTCCGGGTTAAAATCAGCATCGATAGAATCATGAACAGATATTACAAATCTTTCCATAAAATACATCAGTTGTCCTAAATTAATTTCATAATCTTTACCACCAATATATCTAAACTCTAATCTTTGACTATCCTTTTCGTTATTTATATTTAAAAAGTTTACACCATAGTATTTATCATTTGGTAGTCTCATGTTATTTTTAACTACTGATATTGGGATATTGAAAAAGTCATATTCTTTATAAGGTATTATCTTTTTAATGGTTTTTGCATAAACATTGTCCTTTCTCGATGGATATGATCTATAAATCTCATCTTCATCTACATTAAGAATCAATTTGAGAATATTTAAGTTATTTAAATCTTTATCATTAAATGAGATATTAAAATGTATTGAACACTTCTCATTAGTATATCCATAATTCTGTATGAATTTTATTATTTTTATCAAATAATATTTAGCGTCATAAAAGTCTAAAGGGCCCGTTACTAATTCAACCATGTTAGAACCCCCTGATAAATCGGGCTCGATTTTAAAGTTTTTATCATCTGGGGTGAAGTCAGAGTGATACTGTCTAAAACCCCATACCTTTACTGGAGTTAGTTCTGTGTTTAATAGTTCTAGTGTTTTGTAATAGGACAAGTCTTTCATATAGAATTCGAACTCGAATCCTATTTTTGCGTCTTTTAATTTACCAGACTGATTAAGAAATTTATCAGAATATTTTCTCATAAAAGTATATATTAAAATAATTAATCTTATTTATCAAATTCAGTAAAATCAAAGGGGCTTTATCAATAATTATATATAATTAACTAAAATTATTTATATGAATGGAGTTCTTTTGTGTTTATTGCAAGACTAGAAAAAAGTTTGATAAGTTCGTTAAAGTGAACCGTATCAAAAATAAGTATATAATCGATATCAAGAAGATAGTTGATGAAGAGGAACTTGACTTTCAAAATGATAAGACCTATCTAAAGATATTGATATTTAATAAAATACAACAAGCGATAGATAAAAAGAAAGATATCTATTACATTCCTGACTTTGACCAGGACTTTTCAATAGAAAAACTAATTAATTTAAAAAAGATATTAGGTGAAAACAATTTCAATGTTTTAATATTTTACAACGAGTTCAGAAAAAATCCAGATATTATGGATGATGTTCTCGGAAATCTCTCAAAATTTTCAAACTCTCAAATAATACGTGACTACTAGATAATTAATGATTTTATTATATAAAACTTATTTTTATATCATACAAAAGATTAAAAATTATATATATAATGTATAAAAATTATATTTTATTATTATGGCTGTATTAGGAGGATCCCCGTTAGGTCTTATTGGAATAATGTCTGGTCCAAGTAAAACCGGTATGTCTACATTTAATGGTGGTAGAAGTAGAAATGTCAATGTAAATCTTTATAACTCTGGTAGAACAGATGATAAAGAAAGATTAGCCAAAGCTAAACTAGATAGCAAATCTGGAGCATTTTCATTATTTACAGGGGGTACTGTTGTTAAACCATGGGGGAATATTCAACCAGGAGGCAGTGAGGAAAAATTAAAAACAGGAATCGGAGTTCCTTATAACGGAGTTGGTAGAAAAACTCTTCATAATAATGATGTTTATGACACATCTATTTTAAATATCGTAGAGAGAACTGCAAATACAGCCGCTCAACTAAGACCATCTGATTTTGCATACCTAAAGAACATCGGAGTTTATCCAAATAATAGACTTATGATTGCTAGGAGATTTAATAGTCCAGCCCCTGATGACATTTATGGAATATCAACCAGACCTGCTGCTATTTTAATAAGTTGGAAAACACCAGTTGAAGATTTTTTGGAAATTAGTTTTGGTGAAGAGTGGATAGATGCTAAAGCTGATTTCACCGAAGTTATAAATAATATAGGAGAAGATCTAGCAAAAATAAAACCTGTTGGTGGTGTTGGTGGTGCTGGACTTGGTATAGTCCCTATACCGGGTTGGTCAGAAGCATTGGTACAAGGTCTTCTGGTAGAACTGGGTATATTAAATGGAGATGTGAAGACTAGGCGACTAGCAGCTGGTAACCCAAACTTAATTAAGATGGCTAAAAGAAGAAAAACTTTAGGAATGGGCGAGGCTGGAACTGGACTAACATGCACAGTTAGTATTAAAATGACTTGTGAATATGAACAAAAATTCATTTCTGGAATTGACCCTACTATAGCATATATGGATATTTTATCAAATGTTTTAAGATTTGGAACATCTAATCATGTGGATTATGGATTGAGTGTGGAATTCGGCGCTAAAATTAAAAAATGGGCCGATAATCCACAAAGTCTTATATCAGACATGACATCGGCTATAGAGAAAGCTATTACAGCTGCTAAGACGATGGTTTTAAAACTTCTTGAGGACGATGTAGCTAAGGCAGATGACGAAGAAGCAGATGCAAAGGGTAAAGCCGCCGCTGCAAAAACAAATCCCCCACCAGCAACTGCAGATGAAGAGAGTGCAGAGGAAGAGTTACTGGAACAAGTTAAAGGGATGATTGAAGATGTAATAAGCGCGGTAACTGATAGTATTGCAAAGTGTGTTAATAAATATGCAGAAGAGATTAAGGGTATTGCAAATGCTTTAATGTTATCTGCGTCAACTCCATGGCATATAACACTTGGTAATCCACTAAGGCCTGTTTTTTGCTCAGGTGATATGTATACAACCAGTGTCGCATTAAGTCTTGGTACAAATTTAGCTTTTAACGACTTGCCATCAAATATTAAAATTGACTTTACTTTAGCAAATGCTAGACCTTGGGGATTAGGAGATATTATGGGTAAATTTAATACTGGTAATTTAAGAACTGTAAATACACAAGTTGACTCCGCTAGTTTAAGTCCGGCTCAAAGTCTATTATCAGGAGCTTATCATAATACAGGAAATGGACTACCGGCTGGTGACAGTGGAACTAGTGGCGTTGCTGGGGCTCAGAGCTCAGCGGGTGGTCCAGCTAGTCCAACTAATCAAAATTTAACAGCACCTTCTACAACTACTAAAGAAAATCAAAGTTCTTTGAGTGTTAACTCTGATCCAAATTCAGCCACTGGACCCGTAAAAGGAGAGTCTGTTACTACATCACCAACTGTTCAATCATCAGGTACATCAGGTACATCAGGTAATGCTCAATCTCAACAAAATCAACAATCCGATCAGGATATTGACCCGGTTGCTAATGCTAACTCTAGTAGTGAAAAGGGATATAAATATAGTCTTGTTAAGACAGGTAATCTTAGAAGTGTGATAGTTTATAATAAAGAAAATGCTAAAGTTTTTGAAAGTGCTAAAACACAAACCGTTGATGGCCAATCTGTATCTGGAGTTTGGACTCCTAAAGATGAGGCTAAACTTGTTGAGATGGTTAAAGATGTCGTTGGTGATAAATAAATAAATAAATAAAAATATGGATATCAAGTCATTACATAAGCAAATTAGAAGGTTATCAAGCTCGAATGATAGTCTATTCGATTTATTCACATCTACTATAAGACAAGATATTGGATCAAATCTCGAAGAGTATGTTGTCCAAGAAATTGAAGAGATGAGAATTGATTTGTTATTTCAAAATATTTATAATCTATCACCATCACAATCTGTTAATTATTTAGAACATATTGATATTATTTTAACTATTAACAATATTGACAATCCATTGAATATTAAAAAAGGTATGGTTATAAAATATCCAGATCTTGGAGAAATTGATTTCTTCCGAATCGGAGTACCTACCGATCTTTCTAAGAAAAGAATTGATATTTTAGGTAGACTAGGTAAACCTAATAAACAAACAAAGGTTGACCCTGCTAGACAGAAATATCTAAAAAATGATATCTCTTTACCGCCAACTGTTAATTCCACACCAAAGAGTCCAGTAACGATTAAGAATGGTCAATTTAACATTGGAGGTATTTAAAATAAAATTTAATTAAATGTCTGAATTAATAAAATCGGTACGTGTAAGAGCCAAGGATGGAACACCTGGTGATTTCAAGGCATCTCTTTATAGTGAGAATGGTAATAATTATAGATTCGAATGGACTGACTCGTTGGATCTTTCTAATTCTATTAATTATAAAAGAGAAGGGAGTTATGAAAACTTCAGTAATTATGATTTTATAAATGATGGTATCTCTGTAAAATCTAGGGAAAAAGACCCAGCATCATCCAATTTATATTATGAGATAATACAAGACCCTTGGTCAGATACACCACCTACATGGAGATCATTTGGATATGATCCATATTATTTCAATAATGGTTCGGTTATTAGTATAAATTGGTATTATACCGGTGCTCCATCGACTTATTCTGTAGTAGTTGGTACAGGTGGTACAGGTGGTACAGGTAGTACAGTATCTATTGTTCAGGTCCCACTTGATAAAAGTGTTGGTGGTAAGTCTTGGAGTGATGGAAATGGAGTTGAGTTAACTATAGAAAAGGGAGCTACTGAGAGCACAAAGCCTTATATAACTAAAACTATTAAAATAGAAGGAAAGGGTGAAACTTTTACTTTATCAAGTGATGAAGAATTTACTATTTTAAAAGATAATGTATCACCAAAGAGATACGAGGGTGTTATATTAGATGCTGAGATTATAGATGAGATTATACAAAAGTGGAGAATTGAGGTAGGTACCTATGATAATTTATCATTGGCTGAATTAAGAAAGAATAACCAGCCATATATAAGTCCATTTTCACTGGAGATTTCCGAAACAACAGGCGGTACAGGTAGTACAGGTGGTACTGGATCTAGTGCTTCGGATGCAGCTTCTGCTAAAATTAAATTAAATGCTGTTTTCCCTCAGGATTTTGAAATAAAAACTAGAGAGGATGTACCTCCATTTCAAATATGGATAGGCGATCCCCTACCTAATGAACCGGTAGATGGTTTTATTTTTGAAGGTGATGATGATTTAAGTTTATTAGCGTCTGAGTATATAGAGACTCCATATGTTGGATCTGAAGAATTAATTGAGATGTCACTAAATGAAGAAGATGATGCTCCGACTGGAGTACCAGCTGATGAAACTACAGGAACATCATCAGAAACATCATCAGAGACAACATCTAATGATGTTTCAACAACTCCTATTGGACCAGGCCCACCAGTGGGTAGTAAATTATTCACTAAAGCAGGTGGACTATATTATATCAGTGGTTCTGGAAATGGATTAGCAGGACATCGACTTAAAAATGTACTAACTGATTTGGCAAAATATTTAAATGCTAATGGATATCCAGGAGCTAAACTGGGAAACAATGGGGTAACCAGGGACATGGTCGCATCAACATACCCAAGTAGTCCCGCAAGAGCGGTTGCTTCATTACACGGATGTGGATTAGCTATAGACGTTATATTTAAAATACCTGGGTTTAAGTGGTCTTCCATTGGTGATAATGGTAATTTAGCAAAAGATGCCAAACTAACTAAAACCATTCACAATTGGGTTAAAACACAAGGTGATTTAACATGGGGAGCTGAATGGGGTAAATCTAATCCAGCTGAAGGAATGGTTCAAAAAAGAGGAGTTACTGAGTACCATCATTTTGAAATTAAATCAAGTCAAATATCAAAATATTGGAAACCATTTGAATCTGATCTTAAAAAGATGGGATATGATTATACAAAACTAAACAGCACAGGTTCTAAAGGAACCATATATCCTCTATTTAAACAATTATTAAACTCTGTTGGTATAGCTTAGTTAGTTACTATGCCACTTAAAGGACCATTTCCTGGATCAACAACTGATGAAACAGATGTTAAAAGATTATCCAATGCTTCTGTATATGAAGATCCCGTTGCATATGTCTTAATTTCTGGCATACTAGCTACAAATAATTCCTCACTATAAGTTGGCATTGATTGTGTAACACCATTAACGTTAATAAGATATTGTCCGTTAGGAACAGATGGAGAGTGTGATATATTCACAAGGTATTTTGGGTTATTCATAATATCAATTTATTTTTAGTTATATATTATTTTTTAGCAGTGGTAAATTGTATCTTTTTACCAAATGGGATAATTTTAGCCTCTATTATTCCTCTTATTGCTAAATTTTCAGGAACTTTAATTCCAAACTTATTTAATAATTTTTTTCTAGCTTTATCTTGAGAGTCTTCAGAAGAAGAAGAAGCTTTTGGATCTCCAATATATTGTTTTACTGAATATGCGTTCCAAACCATTATATATCCATCTTTAAGTAGATTGGGTGACTTTCCATATTTTTTAATGAATTTTTCATATGTTTTAGCCATTGCTTCTTTTTTTGTTTTAATAATATCAACATCGGCTCCAACATCAAGAGAGGCATATGTAAATATTTCTCTAGTATTAAGAATCCTACCTTCTTTTTTAGATCTTTCGGAAACTTGTCTAAAAGTAACCACCCCTGGATTTTCTAATTCAAATCCATCTTTTACCAATTTTTCAATATTTTTAACAGATTCTCCTATTGTCAAAGATCCTTGAGAAGAAGCTGTTCCTGATTGTACAGGGGAAGCCACCACAACCGGAGGTGAGACAACAACCGACGCGGTTTGTCCAAATTTTTCCAACTTTTCTCTTTGTTCATCAGGGTCCGCATAAGAATCAAACTCTTTTTTAGAACATAGTGTATATGTAAACTTTTTATCACCAGAAGTTACTTGTTTTTCACAAATTTCTATAAATTGATTATATTGATTTATATTTTTAAAAGCCTGAGAACCCTTAGAGTAATTAAAAACATATTCAGATGTGCCTGTTTTATTTGATCTGTGAATAGTCAGTGGAAATTCACCTATTTCAGTAGGTGACTCATAGTTATAACTATCTTTAGATGTATTTTTATGTAGAGCACATTTTTCAAAAACTAAACATTTATGATTTTCATCACCAGCAAAAATGGTCATACTAAGTTGTTTAACATATTGACCCAATCTCAAAATGCTAACAGGTACTGGTAAATACTTCTTACCCGGTAAAAATCCAGGTACAGTAGTTATAGAATATTCCATTAACTCCCAGTTATTATTATCATTTCTAAAGAATACACATAAACGGTCATCAAATTTATTAGTTATATTTGATTCTTTATTTCTAAAAGCCACCATGTTTAATACATTTGGGGTTTCATAAATTTCATAATTTTTTGATTTTAAGAACCAAATTATTTTTTCAACTTTTGGATTAGATTGAATAGATGATTTAACCGGAATTGGAGGGACTTCTTCTTTAGTAGGTGGTGGTAAAGGATTGGTAACTGTTTGAACAGGTACGGGTACACTAGTGTCAGGTCCGACAAATTTATCATCATACTTTGGTTTAACACCATCTGTTGGTTGACTAGTTTCTTGAGTAACAGTTGTTGTTTTGTTTTCTCTTATTGTTGATTTCCAACCATCACCTAATTGAGCAGTTTCCTCTCTCTTATCATTTTTAACAGTTGATACTTTATCATTATCGACTATATTAACATGGTGTGAAAGAAAAACAGGATCTCTTTTGGACTTATATTTAAGCATAATATTTATTAACCTAGGACTTGCTAAAACCGGTGCTCCTAAATTTCCTAAAAATGCGGTATTTTCCATAAAAACCCCTACGAATTCATCAAACCAATCCATCCAATGATTCCCTAATATCATTTGTTGGTCAGCTGTAGAGTCACCTAAATTTAACATAGCATTATTATCTTTCAAATTTACGTTTATACCATTTTCCTTGATGTTAATGTTATTAAATTTGTGGTCTATTTTAAGACCCTCTGAATCATTAGAATATATTTGTGTTTTGTGGTCAAATATAACAGATTTCATTGACTCATAATCAGCATCACCCAAACCTTTAAGTTTATTCTCAAGATTTATATTCCAATGTTCTGTGAAAATATATTCGGGTTTATAAGTATCACCCTTTTCAAATACGACAATTACAACTTTTCCATTTTCTGGTAGAGAAAACTGACCACCTGATAAATCTTTCCAAGGAGCAGCCCATGGAATATCTTCGACTTTTTGATCATCAAAGATATCCATAACTCTTACTTTTATTCTGCCTTTTTTTTCTGGATCTTTTATATCTTCTACAACGCCTATATAAGTTTTACCAGCCTCTACCGTTTTTTTCATATAATATTTCCTAAATTACCACCTAAGAAATCTCTTAATTGATTATTAGTATCAAAAAATGAGTTAGATGTTGGTGGGTCAGATTTTTTATCAGATGGAGTTCCAACCTTTTGATTATATACTTTTTCCAAAGTTTTGTTTAATAGATTTGTTCTCATATTAGTAGATGATGTGTCATTACCAGTTAACTGCTTTATATCAGACCTAATATCAAAAAATGAAGTTTTTGGTATCTCAATAGCATTTGAATATTTACCAACAATACCATCAATCGATCCTTTAATGGATTCGACTGGATTACCGGTAAGAGCACCCATTTTATCAAAGAATGAATTTGCTGATGGTATATCATCTGAATATTTGCCAACAATGTCACCAAGTGATCCTTTAATGGATTCGACCGGATTGCCAGTAAGAGCACCCATTTTATCAAAGAATGAATTTGCTGATGGTATATCAGCTGAATATTTTCCAACAATATCACCAAGTGATCCTTTAATGGATTCGACTGGATTTCCAGTAAGAGCTCCCATTTTATCAAAGAATGAATTTGCTGATGGTATATCAGCTGAATATTTTCCAACAATGTCACTAACCGATCCCTTGATGGATTCAAGTGGATTGCCAGTAAGAGCGCCCATTTTATCGAAGAATCCATTTGTTGATGGGATGTTTATATTTGAATATTTACCAACAATGTCACTAACCGACCCTTTAATGGATTCAAGTGGATTACCGGTAAGTGCACCCATTTTATCGAAGAATCCATTTGTCGATGGTATATCGATCGAGTATTTATTAACAATATCACCAACTGATCCCTTGATGGATTCAAGTGGATTACCAGTAAGAGCGCCCATTTTATCGAAGAATGAATTTGTCGATGGTATGTTTATATTTGAATATTTATTAACAATGTCACCAACCGATCCTTTAATGGATTCAAGTGGATTGCCGGTAAGAGCACCCATTTTATCAAAGAATCCATTTGTTGATGGTATATCGATCGAGTATTTATTAACAATGTCACCAACCGATCCTTTAATGGATTCAAGTGGATTACCAGTAAGTGCACCCATTTTATCGAAGAATCCATTTGTCGATGGGATGTTTATATTTGAATATTTACCAACAATGTCACCAACTGATCCTTTAACGGTTGATTTAAAATTTGATACTTCAGATTCAAGACTTGTTTTAATTGATGATAAACTGAAACTTGTTTTAATTGATGATAAGTTTATACTTTCTTTTAAACTGCTCCTAATATCAAAAAATCCACTGGTTGGCTTATTAATTAATGATGAGAATTTACCTGTCATTGAATTTAAATCTGTTCCTTTAATGGATTCAAGTGGACTTCCAGTAAGTGATCCCATTTTATCAAAGAAAGGACTTGAAATATTTTTAAGACCCCCTATACTTTTAGCACCTAAAGTCATTTTAGTCGAACTTTTTTCATCAATAGCATTTGAAACCTGAGTTGATGAAACAATAGTTGTGATATCTTGACCTGGTGTTTGAGCTGCTGCTGCTGCTTCAGCTGCTTTATCCGTAGCACCAGCAGTGTTTTTTACTTCATCAGCATCGGCTTTATCTGATAGATTTGTTAACGAGCTAATATTACTAGTAACTTGTTTCTCTTTTGACGGATCGCCGTATATGCTAAGTATATATGGTGATGATATACCATTCTGATTAAAGGTATTTGTATTTGTTGTGTAAAATTGAGGCAAGGATGAGGATACAGACCCGCTACTACCTCTAGCTCCCGCATTTCCTATTTTCCAAATAGCTCCAGCGTCAAATCCAACATAAGATCCCCAAGATACTCCATTTTCATCTTTTGATTCAGGAGTTGGTACAAACCTTTCAAGTTTATGACTTGAATATTTAAAATCTATAGATATTATAAAGTTTTCATACGATTTCATATCAGTTGACATATCCACGGTATCATCAACTGGTAGTTTATCAAACCAAAACTGACAATCTCTTAAAGTATAAATCCATCTAGCGACGTTATCTTTAATAACTTCTATATTACCAGTCTCTTTTGCTTTTCTAACTCTGTTCATGTTTCTAACCTCTGATACTATTATATCACAGTTGAACCTCAGAAGGTTTTCTGGTATAAGTCCCTTGCCGTTTGGTCTTGACCAATATAACAACTTATATAAATGAGCCAAAGCCCCTGTACTTAGAGAAGTATCCTCTCTCATTGTTATTGTTATAAAATCCTTTTTCCATTCCGGGATATATTTAAATGTATCTCCTTTATTTGTTTCAGCTAAAGAGTCAAATCCAGTTATTTTTTGAACGTAACTAGAAAAGTAAGATTTCTTACCTGCTTCGAAAATTGTTGATTGAGTATCCAAATTTGCTGGATTTACATTTGTTTTAGTCATTGTAACTTGAGTATCATCAACACTAACTTTAGCATTTGTTCTAAAGAATTTAAGAAATTGATTTTTAAATTCTTCATATACTTGTTTTTTAGTTGATATTTCATTTATACTTGAATAGTTATTTATAAAATCTTTAACCGATCCATTTAATAATGGAGAACTTACAGCATCAAATATTATATCAAATCCAAAATATACAGGATCGTTTAACTCGAAAGGAGTCAGCCAATTATCGAAACCATTTTGGCTTAATCTTAAATTAGATTCTCCATTAATTGGGTTCTCAATCGGTGTCAATCCATCAATTACTTGCAGTCCATTCTTAAAATAATCGGTACTTTTATCACCAAATGCGGCAAGCCAGTCTCTCGAAGAGTATGGCTTTTTGAACAAATCCGCTCCTGTTCTAGGTAAATCATTGTGTAATTTAAATCTATCTTCTGTTTTAATTAAAATTGGTTGTTCTGTCAAAATTTGACCTCTCCAGTCTTTCCAAATGTATTCACCATATTTACCCTTTATAATCTCCATATCTTCATTTTGATCCTTTGTCCTAGAAACGGAGCTTATTGTTGGTTGTATAAGAACACTTGGTAGAAATCCGGTAGTTTTTGAAAATTCAGGATTGATAGTGGTTTGTGGCCAAGGACTCCCAGTTATTTTTTGCAACAAATCTTGTGTAAACTTTGCGGATTCTATCATCATCTCAGGAGTTTTAACAACACCTCCATCATCCATCATCAAATTTTCACCCTTATCATTCTTTATCATACTCTATATATTAATATTATTAAACTCTGATAGTTTTTATTTAAAAACCTAAAGATGATTTTGACAATGGTGGTAAAACATAAGATCCTGTTTTATTAGCTGATGCCTTTTTGGTACGATCTTGAGAAAATCTAGCAAACATTAATCTACTATTACCTCTTGCATATGACCAGTGTATCCAACAAGAACTATCTCTAGTTTCAAATAGTATCTGGCCATATCCAACTTTATTAGTCTTATACCACTCCAATATAGCATTACACAATTCAATGTTTTTTTCAGGATTAGCAGCTCTTGATGAAGGTATTTGACTATCCACGGCTTGCCCTCTCATATGTTGTGATGTTAAAGACCCTCCCTTTGGAACATATCCCCTAGTAGCACTTGTTATATACCAACTTTTATATAATCCCGGATAGTTGTTTTTTAACCATGTAGCAAAGGGCCCCAAAACATCTTGAACAAATTCATTCATATTTTTTGTAATTCCAGCACCCGACATCTTTTCACCTTTTGGAGTTGTTATATCAGTACCTATTGATCGGTATGAACCATTACCCATTGATTGTTTAGTTATTACATTTGAATTCTGCACATTTGCTAAATCCATTGGTAGAGTAACTGATAAGTTTGAGACATTCCCAGTTATTGTTTTAACATCGGATCCACCAAATTGTATAGCTGCTCCGGTTTCTGGATCTTTACCACTACCATCCTCGACCGTAGCCGACTCATCTCTTTCTAATTCATCATTTGAAAATAATGTCATAATCTCACCATCAAATTTTATTGTTTCTTCTGCTGGTCCTGTATAGTCAGTCTCTGTATATTCAGGTGATAGTAATTCTTCATTTTCTACCGGTTCAAATATAAAGGGGTCTATCTGTTCTTTATCAATAATCATTAAATCTCCAAATTCTGAATTATAAAAATAATTTGGCTTTGTAACGTCAAATACGTATGATCCGAACTTTTTAGGTACAGGTGTTATTGTATTACCGGATGTACCGGATGTACCGGATTCACCAGATGTACCGGATTCACCCGTTACAGCTGCTGGTGTTGTAGCGACATCACCACCTGGAATTGCACCAGCATCTCCACCTGAAACCTTTCTTCTATATTCTGGTAAACTGGAAGGAACATCACTTAGTGGAAATGGTGGATTGAGCAATGCCTTTCTAGTATAATCCGTTGGTGTTCTTATACCACCATTGGCACTGGTAACACTACTCGGAAAATCATAATTTGGGTTACCAACTGACTTTGGGTAAAAAATTGTCATGAAAAGGTCAGATTGATTAAATTTATCATTTGCTTTACCCCCTGTAATTATTCCCTTTCTTTTCCAAAGCGATTTCCAGCTATCTAAATATTTATCAACCCAAGTTAATTGACCCTGAAATGATAAAGATGCTAGTGATGATGTAGTAGTTCCTAATCCCCTCGCTGTGCTTCCAAGAAATTGTATTAATCCAGTAGCCCCAATGCTATTTTGTATAGCTGGGTTAAAAGTACCTGCTGATTCATGGTTCATTAAATTACACAACCACTCAAATGGGATACCCCATTTGTCACCCAACCCCTTTAACTTGCTAACATCATCAGCGGTCATATTATAAACTTTATATCCTTTATATTTATAATTATCATTTATTCTTTTACGTATAAAGTCATAAAAATCTTTTTCTGCTTGTGTTGCCATTTATATTTTTTTAATTTTTATTTAGTATATGGTAAAATACTAGTATTGTAGTATACTGGATAACTATTAGGGTGTATATGGTCACTGGAGTTAGGAGTAAACTCTCCTAAGAAAGTAAATCCATATTGCTCTGCTAGTGCTTTTAATTGAGTATTAGCATCTGATAATCCATTTGGAGCAGAACCCGAAAGGTTCTGAGGTGGGTTATTCGTAGCCCCTACTAAAAGAACTTTACATCCCCATTCCTTAAGAAGTGCTAACTGATCTTTCACCTTTTGTTTCTGAGCTGGTCCATTCGTATACCCTGATGAAAGTAATACTTTCTTTCCGGATAATTTACTACTACCTATTTCATTTATAAATCCTAAGATAGCACCAGGGTTTGCCCCAACTTGTGATATACCCCATTCATCTTTTGATGGTGGCACTCTTTTACCATTTCTATCATTATAAGCCCCACTTCTATTTGTTGATGATATGGCTAGTTTAGCCAAACCAGCAGCTATTGAATCACCTATTACAAAATTTATAGGACCGGAAGTCTGTGAAGCTGAAGTAACTGGAGTTACATTTACACCAGATGTTCCATTTACACCAGATGTGCTACTTGTCCCATTTATACCAGATGTTCCTGAAGTACCAGTATTTATTATTGGTTTTAATTCTGGTTGTTCTGAATTTTCCAGTATATATCCTTGTATATCATTTCCATTAGATTCTAAATTTTCAATTGTCACTGTAAATAATCTTCCATCTTTATCTTGAACAGTATAAGTTTCACCTATTTTAAATATACTATTTGGTGGCACAGCAGGAACAGCCTCATTCCCAAAGTATCCATCGTGTGCAACAGTACCCCCTGATTTCTTTTCAGGTTCTTTATTACCACTATCTTGTCTTTTCTCTTCTATTATTTTACCAAGTTCTTTTCTTACACAAGTTAGAGTTTGGTTTATCTTATTTTTTATCCAAATATATTTTATTTCTGTTATCATCCATTCCCCGGATATCCTCTCTTGTATAAGACTTGGGTCGGAAATAGTTTGAGCCTCATTGACAAATTGTATACCAACCTTTTGAAATTTATAAAAATTAAAATTCAAAGCTGGTATCTCCAGTGTTACCGATATTTTACTCAAATCACTTAGATTTCTATCATTTAATGTTTTTGCATATAGATATTCTTTATGAACATTAGATAAATCGAATCTACCACCATCAACTGTTCTATAGTTTTCTTCCATATCTTTTGAATCGGCTGGATTGCCTTTAAGTATTATATTGTCATCACCAGGTGTTGTTAATCCATCAATGTCAAAAATTAAAAAAGACTTTGAATATGTATCATAATATTTCACAACAGTTCTTTGACCTTTTGTAATTGATTTTTCAGTTGAGTCATTTTTAACAGTGTAATTTTGGAAATATAAATCACTACCATTTGTTGATTTCTCATTTGATAAATATAGCCTTGCTATCTGTTCATCTGATTTAGTCGTTGCTAATCTACCAATACCCCCTGAACTAATACCAACATCATTTCCTATATTTCTCAACCATTCTTTTTCCAAGTCTACATAGTTGAAACAGTAGTAAAAATCTATATAACCCATTACAAATGATTTATCATCTATATAGGAAAATTGCATTATACTACTCATAAATTCGTTAAATGTCTTACCAACATTAGTCCACTTCATAGAATCCGATGTAGAATTTATATTTGAGTTAAATCCAAGTTGTAACTCTTTTGATATTGATCTTAAAACTTCAAATGAGGTTCCACTATATGAGTTATAATTTATCTTATAAAAGTCTTTTAACTCTATCATACCTGTAATTGTCATACTTTTATCAGAATTTTCTTGAAAATTTACTAATCTAAATTTCATATGAATTGATTTCAAATATGGAGAACTAGAGTTTAGGAAAATTTCAAATGTTGCATTATTCAAAGGAAATCCCTCTCTTTTCATTATACCCTGAGCGTCATTAAACACAACTTGAGCACATGGTGTAATTCCTTGATGATATAAGCTAAGTGATTTTATATCAGCTTCTCTTATTTGATATCCACCTAGCCACAAAAATGGATTCAAACCTATAGATGTAATTATATCTGTATTTGTTTGCGCATCAGCCGGGGCTACATCATATTTCATTGGTGGTAATGAAACACTTGGTTGGTCTATTTGAGCAATAATTGGTCTATTACCATCAGCTACTAATTTTTCATAAGCAGCTGCTTTCTCTTGACTTTTTGGAGATGGATCGCCACTAACCGTTATTTTAAATTCAAGTGGTTCGATGGAATCATCATCACCGACAGCATGTATAACATAATCACCTGGTTCGTCAAATTGAATACCTGAAAATGAAGCCTCTCCTAAATAAGCAGGGACTTCAACTACACCCATTATCTCACCTGGTCCGCTTTTTTTAATTAATTTTACATTATTAATAACATACTTAGGCTCTGGTGGAGTTACCACTGAAGTAGCGGGTGATTCGGCTGCTGTTGTTGATGTTGATCCACCATCAGATGGTACCAGCGATGGTGGTGGTTGTGTTAAACCCGAAAATGATTTAACATAGGCTAATATATCAGGCCCATTTGCCTGTGCTTTTGTCATACCACCCAGTGAATCACTGGTTAATAATCCCTTAACATATGATACTTTTTTACCAACACCGGCTGTTGCATGATAAGCTCCCAATATGGCCCCTTTAAGGTCAGTAAAAGTATTCCCATCACCCGATGCACCATATTCTTTTAGAGCCCCACTATTTTTAAGAATTGAATAGTTTGATTTATAATAATATAAAATTACTTTAGAAGCAGTTAATATATCACCTATTAAATCAGGATTACTACCCAATTGAGTTCCACTTTTACTACCGTAAAAATCATAATTCCCCTTGAATGTTAATTGGTTGAATCCACCGCCTCTATATCGATACCCATCTTGTGCAGCATTTCCATATTTACCGCCATATACCGTATTTGCTAACTTTTCAGGATTGTGACCTAAGTCACTTCTACCCCTCAATCTACCCCAAACTTGACCTATTCTATCAGTTGAATAGTTCATGTTTTCTCTAATTAGATTAAATACACTCTCTTTGCTAATAATGGAACAAATTCCAGCTATCGTATATGGGTTTGTATAACCTCCCTTTTTCAAGGTATCGATTATAACATCCATGTTTATTTTTTGTTGTGAATTTAATTTATTTCTAAAGCCGCCCATAAATTATATATTTTAAACAACACCCTACATTCAAAGATTAACTTTGATTATTTTGTAAGGATATTGTCTTTTTGTGTAAAATTTTTCTCTTTCTTTAAAGTGTCTAAATAATATATTATTCATATTATTGGAATTAAAAATATCAACCAAATCAAAGATATTTGCTTTCTTTTTATCAGAGTGTAAACGAAGTGCTCTACCAATTGATTGTATAATAATTTGCTCCGATTTAAAAGAATCAGCGAATATTACATTAAAAATAGCATTTATCGATACTCCTGTGGATAATGTACCGTCCTCAGTAAGAGGCGACTAAAACTTTAGTCGCCCCTTCTTCTCTGATTATTTTTCTTTTGTCTATTATTTTAGCCATATTTATATTTATTTATATTTATTTATAAAATCATCATCAATATCATCATCTGGTGATATATCACATGCTTTTTTAAATAATCCATCACTTAGTAATATTTTAAAGTCTGATTTAAACTCAATCTCATAATCACCAAAATTCAAAATCGTATATTCGACTTTCTCTTTGGTTATTTCCATTTCCTTTTTAATTACTTCTCTTTTTTTACCAGAAACCTCACCATCAATATAGTAAAATTCTTTATCAGGTAGATCCTCTTTTAGTTTATTAAATATTCTTTGACCATATTCAATTGTGTGAAAAAGTAGTAAAGTATTTGAATCACATTTATCAACTATTTTTTTAATAAAGTCCAATCTTCTATCAGAAGCATGTATGTATTGTTTTTCCAATTCGAAAGCATCTTTACCATTACCACTTCTTTTAATAATAGTCATTCTCTCATCAAATTCTAAGTCATTGTGATTCATTATAACAGCTTTTATTTCCATAGGTGTTATAATTCCCTTTTCTTTTAATTCATTAGCAGAGACCTCTGTTATTTTTGGACCCAACACTGATTGTATTGTTAATATTTCACAAGTATCATCTTCTGGAAATGTACCAGAAACTCCAAATCTCGAGTAAGCATGTTTGAAAGTATTCTCTAGAATAGTAGTAATTGTTTTTGCTTTAGCCCCATGTGCCTCATCTGTTACAACTGTGTGAAATTGTTGAAAAAACTCTTTTGGCCATTTCTCTAATGATTGATAAGTACCAACATAAACATTAGCATTTTGTGTACCTGAGAATTTTCTAGGTCTCTCTGACATAACCTCTTCAACTCTAACATCACATGGTAAGTGAGTACCGGTTAAAATGTGGTCAGATTCTTTTTCTCTCATCTCCAATAAGTTATTAATACCATAATTATATTCTATTATATTATCATAAAATTGTGTTACTAAAGTTATTGATGGTACAATAATTAAAAATTTAGCAGTTTCGTCTATATTTTTCAATGTGTAAAACATGACAATAGATATTATTAGAGATTTACCACCTGATGTTGCTACCTCTGCCATGCAATATCTATTTTTAAGAATTTTATAAGCAGATTCTATTTGATGATCATATGGAGCAAATGGTATCCATTGACCATCTTTTGTTCTAACTTTATGTTCTTTAAAAAAATCTTTACAAAATTCTTTAACCCCTTCTAAAGTAACATCTCTATTAAGTGGAAAATCATTTTTGTTTTCAAGTATAAAAGGCATTTCTATTTCTTTACAACCCCTCATAGCTTCTTTCCAAAGTCCTAGATTGAATCTACCGTTTCTAAAATATGTTTGTTGTCCATTCCAAACTCCCATTTTAAATGCCGGCATATACTTATATCCCTTGACATGACGAGTCAACCAAATTTCTAATTGGTGATATTCAATTCTTGAAGCTTCTGATACTACTATCTCTTCGGTTTCTTTGTCATATCTAAATTTCATAAATTTATATATAAAAAATCCATCTTTTCATCGAATTTTTTGTGGTTTTTTATATAGGGAGATGAATATTTTCTATATATACAAAAAAAATAAATCTAATTATGTGGGAATCTATCAAAAGATTTTTTAGTTTTGGTAAGGATCAAACTAAAGTGGAAACAGTGAGTATTGAAAAATCTCCTGTTGTTAAGAATGAGGTTAAGAATGAAGCTCCTAAAGCTGAACAACCTAAAACTCAAAGAAAGCCTAAAGCTGCTCAACCTAAAGCTGCTCAACCTAAAGTTGAAGAAGAAAAGGTAACAGCTAAAGAAATAAAGGCTAATGTTAAATCTACTAAAGTTGAACAACCTAAAGTTGAAGAGGTTGAAGGTGAGAAAAAACCTAAAGCTAAAACTCGTAGAAAACCAAGACCTAAAAAACAAGGTGAGTAATTTCTACTGAAAAAATTAAAACCACTCAAATTATTTGAGTGGTTTTTTTATGCTTAAACTTTTTCTTTAAGTGTTTCTAATCCGATTTCAAAGTGTTCTTTGTCTAATTCAGATCCTATAAAGTTTCTACCTGACTTTTCACAAGCTCTAGCAGTTGTCGATATGCCCATAAACGGGTCGTAAATAGTCGAACCAATAGGGAAATAAATATTAAGTAGTTTATTGACTAAGTCTTCTGAAAAAGAAGCTTTCAATTTACAATTAACACCATCATTGTTTTTGGCTTCAATTATATTTTGGTAATTTTTATAAAAAGTCTGACCCGTCTTTTTACTAACCGAACTAATTTCTTTATTTGTCATGAAATCATGTAAATGATCCTTTTTAACAATAACATAAATCAACTCACATATCCTTGATAGCTTAGTTGGACTTGTCGCAAATGGAATTGCAACTGGTTTCTTCCAAGTTATAATATCAGCAACTGTTAGGTCTGTATCATTATGAATTTTAGCAATCAATAAAGTTGGTAGAATCGGATTCTCATTATGATATGATATGTTATAACAAATAACACCTTTATCTTCCATTATTCTAGAAAATTCTTTAAACTCATTTGTTCTTACTTCTAAATACTCATCTGGGGTTAGATTATCCATATCAGAATATCCATTATTATAGTAACCATCCTTTCTTTTAGAGGTGATGTTATAAGGTGGTGATGTTATAATTCCAGAAATTGACTTATCTGTAATTTTTAACATAGTTTCTAAATTACTCTCGTTAAATATTTTATTTATCATTTTACTTTCTTTTTACCACGATTTCATCAATCATTCCATACTTCTTAGCATCTTGTGAAGACATCCAATAATCTCTATCACCATCTTTATAAACTCTATCATAATTTTGACCAGTTCTGTCTGAAATTATCTCATATAATTCCTTTTTAAGTGAGTTCATTTCTTTTGCTTCAATTTCCATATCAGAGGCTTGTTGAACATAACCACCGTAACTCATCGGTTGATGGATCATTGTCCTACTTCTTTTAAGAGCTTTTCTTTTCCCCTTTGTACCAGAACATAGAATGACAGCGCCCATCGATGCAGCAAGTCCTGTATTGACAGTTGATATATCACATTTTATATAATCCATAACATCTAAAAGTCCCAATCCTGAATAAACAGATCCACCTGGAGTGTCTAAATAAATTGATATATCATCAGAGCTTTCCATATCTAAATAAAGCAATTGAGCTTTGATTATATTACAGATATCGGAATCAACCTCATCAGTAAGAAAGATAATTCTATCATCTAAAAGTTTTGAGAAAATATCAACTGGCATCCCATTACTTTCTAGGAGATTAGCTGTTGAATTTCGTATTTGCATTTTTTTAAAATAATCATTTTGAAATGTACTTGATATTGATTGACTATTTAGAAATTTATTTAAGTCCTTATTCATGTTAATAGTTTTTGTTTTTTATAAAAAAAATAGATAAAGTTTTATATAAAAGCGATATTGGATTTTAATATATAATAAAAAAAATAGAAAATATGAAAACTAGTGTTGAAATAAACGGATATGTAATAAGTATCGAAGAATTAGAAGGTGTTATCTCTGTTAATGCTACTAAAGACGAAGAAGTTATCGAAGAATTCACAATCGAAATCGAAGAAGGTGAAGAAGGTGAAGAGTCTGATAATGATGAAGTTCAAGGATTTGGTCAATTTGGTCAAGAAGAAGAAGATTTTGGTCAAGAAGAGTCTCAAGAAGATGATGAAGATGAAGATGAAGATGAGTCTCAAGAAGAAGAAGATGAGAAAAGAGTAGAAGGTTCCGCTTTAGAATCTTTCCAATCATTTTTAAACAAAAAAAAATAACCTAAAATGATTAAAAAGTTTAATCAATACCTTAAAGAAGAGTATAGAGAAGGTCAATTTCAAGATGCTTCTGGTTCAGATTATAAAGTATATGAATTGCTTTATTATGCATTTGACTGGGATGATAATATACTACATATGCCAACTGAAATATTTCTTTCAAATGATAAAGGTGAAGAAGTAGGAATGTCTACTCAAGATTTCGCGGAATACCGTTCAATTATAGGTGTTGAAAATTTTGAATATAATGGTCAAGTTATAACTGGATACGCAAAAGATTCATTTAGATATTTTAGAGATGAGGTTGAACCAAAAATCTTTGTTAAAGATGTTGAAAAAGCGATAAACAATAGAATGTTCGCAAAATCTTATGATAAATTCAAAAAATGTCTTACAACTGGTTCTCTTTTTTCTATAATCACCGCTAGAGGACACGAATCTGGGCCTAATAATAATTCAGGACCTATGAGAGAAGGAGTTGAGTTTATAATAAGTAAATTTAGTCCAACAGAAAGAGCGAGTATGATGGATCATTTAAAAATGTATTCTCACTTATTCAATCAACCTATTAAATCAGATGATGATTTAATAAATGATTATTTAGATCAATGTCAATTTATAGGAGTATCTGCTCCATCAAGAGGAGGAAAACCAGACAACCCAGAGAAATCAAAAGAAGATGCTTTCTTAGAATTTGTTAAAAAATGTGATAATTATGCAAAAGAATTAGAAGAGGATTTTAATAAGAGCGGTGAAAATTGGAAAGTGGTTGCTAAAGTTGGATTTTCTGATGATGATCCAGGGAATGTCGGACACATGGATGAGGTTTTGAAAGAACTTCATAATGAGACTTACTCAAATGTAAAAGAGTTTTATTTATTTGATACAGGTGGAGATGAAACCCAAACAACAATTTATAAAAAAGAGTCAATTGTAAAAAGTTTCAAAAATTTCAACAAAATAGTTGAAACTTCAAATCAATCAACTGGTCTTGAAAGTTCAGTACTTACTTGTACTCAATTTGGTAATATGACTGGTAGATTAAACCCATCTGGTCCTGAAAATAGACAGGATGACTTTTATAATCAATTTAAAAGACAAGTAGATTATCTGGCTAGAAATTCGAAAGAAATGAGAAAAGAAATAAAAGAAACAAATAAACAAAAAAAGTCCTCTAAATAAGAGGACTTTTTTTATTATCTAATAATTCATCTATTTTAATATCCCTCTCGATAACTTCTTTATTTTGGTAATACCAATGACGGAAATCAGACCCATAGTATATAAATTCTCTAATTGATCCATCTTCATTGGTTTCAACTTGGCAGGTAGATCCAAAAATGAATTTTTCAAAACTTTCTTTCCAGATTTTTGGGATATCAGAATCTCTGACATCTAACCCCAAATCATATAACTCTTTTAATGTTCTCATAATATAAATATACTAATTAATTTTTTTGATTTAAACTTACTTCTTTTACCAATCTATAAAATTGGGAGTGTGATATTTATTATATGAATAATAATACATATGATTAAAAAATTATAAAAATGGATAAGGTTTATGTAACAGGGTTAATTCAGAACATTTTAAATAAAGAATTTTCAGACCCTACTCGTAGAAAAATAGTAGTCTATAATGATAGGCTAAACTTTTGCTGTCCTTGTTGTGGTGATTCCGGTAAAAATAAATACGCAAAGCGGGGTAACTTATACTTTAATAAATTATTTTTCATCTGTTTTAATTGTGATAGAAGAACAACTTTAGATAAACTCTGCAAAGATTTCAATGAACAATTAGACCCTGACAAGAAGCTTGAAATGATAGAACACTTAAATAGTGTTATGACCTATTCTGATTATGCTGGTGACTTTGTTGATGCTAAATTTGATGACTTGATAGAGTTATCAGAGTTGGAAAGAGTATTTAGTCAAGAATTAACCCCTATAACAGACTTTAAACCTATTGTAGTAAATGGTGGTGTTTATAAGTATTTAATTGGTAGGGGAATCCCACCTGAATTTCATAAAAATATTTACCAAGCAAAGTATTGGAAGAATGAAGATGAATCAGAGTGGATTATAATTATGTTAAATCGTAGAGATACTAAAGTTTTGGGTATGCAAGTCCGTAATCTTAAAGAGGGTAAGAGGCGTATGTTTAAGATTTACAATTATGAAAATCTTTTAGAATGGACTAATATAGGTAGGGAAAATATAGTCGATATGGATATATCACAGATTGTTGTTTACAATAAACTTTCATATTATTTCAATATTTTAAATGTTGATTTAATGGATAGACTTACTGTATTTGAGGGTTATTTAGATTCTTTATTTTATCCAAATTCTATTGGACTGGTGGGTGTAAATACTGATTATACTTTCCTTGAGAATAATGAGTTGGATATTCAATACTTTTTTGATAATGATGAAGCTGGTTATAAAAAATCTGAAGAAAAACTTAAAGAAGGTTATCCCATTTTCTTATGGAGAAAATTATTTGAAGATATTGTTGATAAAAAGAATTCAAAAGACCCATATAGTCTTCTTCATAGAATAAGTAAAGTTAAAGATATAAATAAATTAGCTCAATTAGTTGAAGATCCTTATAAGAAGTTAGTATTGGAAGAATTCTTCAGTTCTGACATTTTGGATATAAAATGGATTCCTAAATTTAGAAAGAAAAAGAATATAGATGAGAATAATGAATATAATAGGAAATTTGATAATTTTAACAAATTATAAATTTACTTGATTGTGGTAGTAAAAAGTATATTTTTAAAACCACAATCAAATCTATTTAAATTATCCACCAAGTACTCCCTCTCCACATTAAATTAACATGTCCATGATTTGAAGAAATTAAAGATTGTGTACCCGAATCTATTTTAGAAGCCTCTATTGTAATATTATTCAATGAAGCTAACCCAGACTCATCTTTTACTATTACTACTTTCCCATCTTGTGTTGAATTAGGTATATGTATAGTAGAAGCTGTAGAATATGTAACCCCAATATATTGAGTTGGCTCTAGGTCTAAAACAACACTATAAGTAACTGAACTAGCAGTTGCTGTAGAATAGTAACTTGGTCCTGTTTGTGTGTACATAACTTGTTGAGCAGTTAATATAACAGAAGGTACAGCTGGTCTTGTTGGGTTTGATTGTGTCCCGGTAGGAACTATAGATATAGTTGTATCAGGTGAACTCCAATATAATTCTATATAATCATTTGCATTTACTGTGTTTATAAAATTCCAAGATGCTATTGTATTTGCTTGTCCAGCGATATTAAATGATGTATTCGATTGAGTTATATATTGTCCATTTTTTGAAAACCATATATCAACCAATCCAGAAGATGAATTAGACTTATTAAAAACAGTTGAGAATTGAATATTATAAGTTCCTGGGTTACTAAATAACATTTTCGAACCGTTTGCTAATGAAACTCCATTACTTTCAAAAGTAGAGTTAATATACATTGGCATTGCAGTACTAGCCGTTGGGTTTAATTGTGTTGCTGTATCATAAAATGCTCCATAATTACCCAAAGCTCCCCCTAATCCAGTTGCCCCAGTAGCCCCAATTGATCCAATATTTGTAGTTTGGTAGTAAGTATCACCACTATCATCAACAACCATATATTTAGTTGCTGATGATGTTGAACCGATTCCTTTAATTGATAAAGTATTTGTAGTTGTTTTACCATGACCAGTTACACTAAAAGTAACACCATTAGATCCACTTAAAACCTCAATAACATTATCACTATCGGATGTACTTCCTCTTTTGAATGTAACTGCACCCAATGTAGAATCTGTTAATATTTCAGGACTAGTAGAGTTATCATAAGCTTGTTGTAATGTCGTTGTTGATAAACCACCGGTCCCCCCTAATAATTCACCAAACTTAGAAACAAATTGAAATTTAGCATCTGCGATAGTTTGTAAATTGGTCGCTCCCTTCACAACACTTAAAATTCCTATTAGTATACCAGATTCTTTATTATTAGGATATTCTATAAATGTCTCACCTTCCAAACCAGTAACAGCATCTGTTAAATTAGCATACCATTGTTGGCCATACTGAATTCTAATTATTCCAGTTGGGAATAGATAGATTCTTTGATTACTAGCTCTTGATGATGAACCAGGAATAGCAGTTCTCACTCCAGCTAAGTCATAGAATCCAGGGTCTATATTAGTAGTATTACTGAAAGTGCCACCGGTTTGTGTTCTATATTGGAATGTTGATGGTGTGGTTGCTGATATAACCAAACTATTTGGATCTAATTCATTTAATTGGAAGTTAATACCATTACCCCATAATTTACCATATGATGTTTTAATAGTTAAATTAGCAGCATTTGAAGAAACAACAATACCATCATTGATAAGTTTAATTGGTGCCCATAAGTCTCTTAGCGACGACATTGGGGAAACATCATAATCCGCTGAATTATTAACATTCTGGAATGATGATCTATTGGGGTGTGTTATTTTTCCTAAATATACATTCTCTCTTCTTTGTTGAGGTGTTGGAAAAGTCCCTTGTTGTGTAATAGAAGATGTGCGAGTTAATAGTAAATAAGTTGAATCCGCTGTATTTATATAAGAACTTGTCAACCCAGTAGTCATAGGATATTGAACATTAATAACATCGGGTAATGTTGCATACTCATAAGTATTTTGAACTATCCAAGCACTAACAGTACCAATAGTAAACGTAGTCCCTGATGTTTGTGTTATACCACCGAAAGCGTAAGCCCCAGTTGAAATAACATTACCCTCTAATATATTTCTCTCAATATTAGTTAAACTTAAACTAACTGGTTCATTAACCACATCAACATATATTTCACCAGTTGTTGAACCAGTAGCTAAAATATACCCTATTTGATTTGTTCTAGGGGTTATCGCACCTGGTAAAACAGATAGGGTTTTTGTATACCCACCTGGTATAGTATCTGATAAGTATACAATATCATTTACACTAAATGTATTTATAGCAATTCCTCTTAATATACCTTTATTTAAAATTAAACCTGCTCCTAAATTTGGAATATCTGAAGCGGCTAGTCCTAAAACTTGATTATTAACAGTATGTGTAGCCAATGCTAAAGTAGCACAAGGTAAACTACCAGAAGCTGATAATATCTTAACAGCTGACCCCTTTGGTATTGAAATTCCAGAGTTATTATAAACTCTTGTATATAATTGCTGACCGGTTTTAACCAAGACATCTTGACCAGTATCAGGGAAATAAGATAGAGCTTTGTCAGTTTCATCAAAGAAAGTTCTACCTGTTTTAGTCGCTGATATTGCATACTCACCAAAATCAACATATTTAACTGAGTCAATAGTACCCCCATGAACAGAGAATGTATTACCATCATAAGTTAATCCTGTATTAGCCAATGCTGAATTCGTAGAAGACCCAGTAGATGTCAATATTCTATAATCAGTTGGATTTATAATTGAGTTAAACCCAGTTCCGCTTGATCCACTTGTTCCGGATGATCCATTAACACCACTTGTTCCCGATGATCCATCAATTCCGTTTGATCCACTTGTCCCTGAAGTTCCATCGATTCCGTTTGACCCACTTGTTCCACTTGATCCATCAATTCCGTTTGACCCACTTGTTCCACTTGATCCATCAATTCCGTTTGACCCAGATGTCCCAGATGATCCATCAATTCCGTTAGATCCACTTGTTCCACTTGATCCATCAATTCCATTTGATCCAGATGTTCCACTCGATCCATCAAGTCCATCAGATCCGTTTGATCCAGATGTCCCACTCGATCCATCAATTCCGTTAGATCCACTAGTTCCACTTGATCCATCAATTCCGTTATATCCACTAGTTCCACTTGATCCATCAAGTCCATCAATTCCGTTAGACCCAGATGTTCCACTTGATCCATCAAGTCCATCAGATCCGTTTGATCCAGATGTTCCACTTGATCCATCAAGTCCGTTTGATCCAGAAGTCCCACTTGATCCATTCGATCCAGAACCACCTATAATACCTACTTGTGAATAAACATTTCCACTCCCATCAATTACTAAATAACTAGTCAAACTCGAAGTAGAAGAAATACTATTGATTACTAAACTATCAGTATATAAGTAAGATGTATCAACTGTTGAAAATGTCCCATGATATGCGTCTAAGTAATCAACACCAAGTGAATCTGTATTAACAGAAGTACTTGTTATATCACCAACTACATTCAAGGTCGATCCATCAAATGTTAAATTAGATTCAGCATATGCTGAATTTGTACCCACTGAAGTCATTACTCTATTATCCCCTGCGTTACCAACTAAAAATGTTGGACCAGCAGGTCCAGGTGATCCAGTTGGACCGACTCCCCCAATTGATATTGGGTTACCAAACCCATCATAAAAAGAATTGGGTGTTCCTAATTCTACTTGTACCAATCTACCATATGATTGAGAGGCCGTGACTCCTGTTAAATTATAATTCATAATTTGATATATATATTAATAGTTTAATCTTACATTTTTTATATATACTAAAAAGCTTATAATATTTATGTCGTTAAAATACTCATCTCTTCTAGGAACCAATGTTGATTGGTCTGATGAAGAAATATCAAATGGTAAGAAATATTTAGATTGGGATGAACTAAATCTCAAATGGGAAAATATAGATATGACCTGGGATGAAATATTCATTCTTTTAGAAGTAAAAAGAGGTGGATCAGGAGGATATCCTTTTAAAGATTATATAGATGGAAATCCATGGAATAAGTTAAGAGAGAATATAGGAGATGAGAAAACCGAAAAAATAATAAAATTATATTGTAGAGTAAATGATATTGATTATGAAAAGGTTTTAGAGAAAAAAGAGGATATAAAAGTGTCAACTAATGATTTTGAAAGATTTATAAATTCTGGAGTAAATATAAAAATTGATATTAAAAAATAATATATAAATCATGATTAAAGATGTGATAAGTTTCAAAGATTTTATATCCAATAAATTTATAAATGAAAGTGCGCCAATTTTAAATGATGATTCATTTGATGAAGAGGATGATGTTAAAGATTATTCATTTGAACAAGATGATTTTGAAGAAACTGTAGAAGTTGATCAAGAAAATGAGAAAGAAAATCTAAATGATCAAGATGTTGAAAATAAACAAAATTTTGATTTTGATGAAGATGATGAAGATGATGAAGACAATTCACTTGAAAGTAATTTACAATTCGAAAACACAAACACCAATTATTATAAATTATATCAAGATGTTAATGAAAACTTTTCTTGTGATATTCACATAGATGGGACTGATACATCGAAAGTAACTACTAGATTAGTAATAGAATCAGATGATTGGAATATTATGTTCTTAGGTGAGGTTGAAAATGGGAAATGTATAATACCTGTTAAAAAACTTAACATATTGAAAGAAGGTCAGATTGGTAAAATAAAACTTGAAGTTTTGGCTGACGGTGTAGTTTTTATTCCTTGGGAAGATAATTTCAAAGTTTTTAAAAAGGTTAAAATATCAAATAAATAAATTTCTTGATGTTTTGTGATTTTTATTTTTCTGAACTAAGTATGAACTAAATTCTAAATTTCCTCTTTCAGCATTACAATCTTTACAACACACAATCAAATTAACCTGGGAATTATTTCCACCAGATGAAATCGGAATTATGTGGTCAGCTGTTGCATTTTCAGGTGTTAAAGAAATGTCACAGTAAATACATTTAGAGTCTTTATGTTGTTCTACAAATTCTTTAGCGAATCCAGATGTTCTTCTTCTAACATTTTTCCCGTTATATCTAAGTCCAACAACTACAAAGTCTTCTAAGTATTTGAATTTCTTTCTATATATTTCACAAGTTTTGTAGTTCTTATTTAGATTTATAACCAGTTTTATTAGTATTTTCCATCTTTTATAAGTCGTAACATCTACTGATAAAAAGTGTTGATGCTCAGAAATTAAAAGAAATTTTAGTGTTTTTATCAATTTCATATATAATATCGTTGTATATATTGACAAAAGTTCTTTTCCTAATTTTATATATAATTTATAAAAATTAATTAATCACTATGGTAAAGGAAAACAAAGAGTTGGATACAAAACCAACAAAGAAAAAATGGTTTTTTGGATGGGGGAATATAAAATGGGGTATTACAGAATTATTAAAAATATATTCTAATAGTAGTTCATTCTTTTCAAAAAAGAGAATTGAGTCAGGAATGGCTTTTTTAATCGCTCAATGGGGTATGATATTCTTCTTAATGGAGAAATATCCAACACTTACAATGGGTGAATTCCTTTTATGGTCAGCTGCTGAGTTTGCAGTATCTGGTTATATTATAAGTAAGATACAAAAGGAAAAAGAAATGGATCAATAATTATTATTTAAAAATAAAAAAAGACCATCAAATTTGATGGTCTTTTTTTATTTCATTTTGTGAGTATGCGTCACAATGTTCTTCTGTAGTTTTACATGATGATATAATCAATAAAGTTACAATTATTAAAATTAATCTCATTTTTTAAATCTTTTAAGTTTATAACTTTTCGATTCAAATTGGTTCTCACCTGAATCTAAAAATGATTCGTCTTTAATAGAATCCATCTCAGCTGATGCCTCTTCAGTTCTATTCTCTATTTCTTCAGTATCTTGAGTCTCAAAATGAGAAATAACATCTTCTAAAGTAGCGAATGGTTTTTTAATACCTTCTACGTGATATTTTTCAGTTTCCGGTGGGAAAATTACTTTCTTACCATCAACCATCACAAATTTATCACTTTCATTATATTCAGAACCTAAAGCTTCTGCTAATTTTCTCAAAGCGTGTGTGTATTTATCAACTTCAACTTCTTCATCTTCCATTTCCATTTCTAAATTAGCTTTAGGTTGTGGCTCAACAGATGGTCTGTTTCTTTTAAATGGTGATGGTTTTGATGGTGTTATTTCTTCTTCAGGTTTAACGCCAGGTCTAACATCAGGTCTAACCGGAGTTTGTGCAGTATCACTAAACGTAAATTCTTCGTTTGCTTTACTATCCACAAATTGATTATATTTTTTAATCATAATAATCTTATTTTTTTTTATTATATATTAAATATCAAACTTTAGTTTTTATCCTCTAGTTCATCAACCACATAATCTAAAAATGAATCCAATTCATACTCTAATCCCTCACAGAAATCGAAAATTTCATAGTTTTCATGTGTGTTTGGGTCTTTTGAAACTGAATAAAATTCCGGAGAAATTCCACCATTTTCATAAACGATTATTTTACCCCCTAAAATACCTTGAATTCTTTTACCACTTTTTAGTATTAGATCAGGTACATATAAAACCCCTGTATAATGTTTTTCACCACCATATTCTTCACAATTGAGAAATTCAAATTTAAAGTTACCATTATCATCAACAAAAGTAGTTTCATTCTCATACTCTGCTAATTTTACATGTAATTCTTCTTCGTGCCCTGATTTGTGAGAATCTAAGAACTCTTTTTCTAACTGAGTAAGCGATTTTATACCATATTTAGATATTTTATCTAAAATGTCATCTACTCTTTCCATAGATGTATAACCTTCATATCTCATTAAATGTTTCATAATTCTCACTAAAGTATATATTTAATTAGGATCTTCACTATTTGATATTTTCCACCCACCTGATGAAAATCCACTAATTGGAACCCAAGGATGGTCATGAAATTGGTTATTTATCACCTTTTCTTTGATTATTTGGTGTAAAGTTTCCACCTTTGTATTTGACAATTGGTAAATCGAGACATAATTATTATCTATGTATTCACTTTTGAATTTATTAAACTTTGATTTATTTAAAATAGATACTAATTTACTATCTCTTTCATAAGATTTAACTTCTTTTTCCCAACTGTCTATGTAACAAAAAATAAACCCATTTGATCCATCTTTTGCATGATTCAATATTTCATTGAAGTCAATTCCATCATAAAACCTAATATTGGTATTATCAACTTTTATCTCTTCAATTAAAATCATCAAATAAATCGTCTATTTTTTTATCTCTTATTTCAGAAGTCTTTATTTTTATAATCTTTTCTGAAAAAAGTTCATCATTTTCAAATTTATATTTAAAGTCTTCGAAAGAACTTCTACTCATTTTTAATAAAGAGTAAGAACCATTTGATATTTTTAGACCACTAAGTCTAATATCTAGATAGACTAAATAGAATGGATATAATTCATCATTTTTCATAAATTATATATCTTTTTTTAATATATACCATTATGATAAAAAAATACAATGAATTTATAAAAGAAGGACAGTTATCATTTGGTTTTGAAAACGCTTATCAAGGTGATCCACTTTTCAAAAAAGAAGATGATAAAGAAGAAGTTATCGAAACCCCTAAAAAGGAAAAAAATCTTATTCTTTTTTCAAAATTAAGTAATCTTAAAGAATTTCTTATTTATAATTTAAATATGAGAGGTATTATTGATAATATTTTATTAGATATGTCAAGTAAGAAAAATTATAATAAATTCTATCAAGAACCTCTTAAAATATTATTCGAAACCGGTAAATATCCTGATATAAAAAAATATCCAACAGGTTATTGGTCAATTAATTTAAAAGAATTGGTTAGAGTAGTAGATGCTAATGGTGAATACCACCCTGTTAATAAATTGAATACCAACTATTCAGATCAAGCTGATATATTATATGATGTCTTAGAACTTCTAGGAAAAATAGAAGAAATAAAAAAATTAAATGTCGCTGATTTGAAATCTTGGTTAAAGGTATTTTTTAGTACAAATAATGTTGAAGAGATAATAAGAGATAATTTTGATGTAAGAGAATATGTTTCATTTAATAGAAAAATGAGTGATATCGGTGAAGAAGCTGAAAACTTTGTTGCTGAATATTTTAAATCAAAAGGTTTTGAAATATTATACCAAGGTGGTGATGGCGATTGGATTGATATGATATATGGAATTGACTTAATTATGAAAAGGGGTTCAGTAGTTTATACAGTTCAGGTTAAAAGTAGAGAAGGTGAAGCTAAAAAGTCATTAACTAATAATAAATATTCAAAAATAGATTTAATATGCTCTCCAGTTCTAGATGTAATTGAAGATGATACTGATCCAAGTTTTGTTAGAAAAGTAAAGGTGTTTAGTAATAAACACCCTGAAGGTATAATCTTCTAACTATTTCGAAAAACCGCTAAATATATCCATTACAACTGATAACCTTTTAGTAATCTCTGGCATTCCCAATGGCTCTATAATAGAATTCACCGGTGATAAAATAGATTTGGAAAACTGTGTATCATAATCAATAGGTGGTGCAAATTCATGTGGATAAGAACCTCTAATATAAGCAAACATATCAGTTACCGATTTATCTTTACATACAAAGTATTTAATCTTAGTCCCTGATTTAATAAACTCATACTTTTGTTGATGGTCTTTACTCTTTGATAAAAGATAGTTATAGTGAGCTGCTGATTTAACCGCAAAGTGAGCACCTGATACAAATTGAAGAGGTAATGATTTATCATTTAGAACCTTAATATCATAATTAGAACAAGAAGACTGCATTGCGATATCATCAATATCAGCTAACTCAAACTCTTTCCTTAAACCCTTAACTAATTTTAATAAATCTTTTATATTAAAGGTATCTGGGTGTGTAAATAGATACTTAACAATACCAACAATCTTATCTCTAGCAAATGCCGGAGTAGACGATCTAACAAGCTCAACACCTTTTGGATAAAGATAAGTCAGTCTATCAAATGGGATGCCATCTTCATATGTTATGTGACAAATATATTTCTTTTTAGCAAGATTGATAATCGATTCAGATATTCTTTCTAATTCAAAATCTTCTTTATTTTCAACACCAAAAGATGATGCGTAATCTTCTAAACATTTTTTAAAGTATCCACCAAATCTAAAATGATCAACACCCTGTATAAAGTCTTGCTCACTTGGCCAATTCCACCCAATACTAGATGTGAATACTCCATTTTTTATCATCTTATTCAACCCTCTGTCTTTAATAAAGTTACCATCGAATAATAAAACTTTATAATCATTTTTTATTAATTCAGATAAATCATCTAAGTTAGATGCGATTCCTAAACAATTAGGATTATTTGTTTTTGTCTCATCATTTGTTAATATGATAAACTTCTCATCAATCGAATCTAAATATTCTTTATTGAATATTAAATCTTTCCAATTACAATGGTCAATTGCTGGTTTGAAAGAAACGAATAATGAATCAGTATCAGCATATATAGAAACTGGTTCACTTTTAGATATTTCACTTACATCTTTAATACCTAATTTAAAATGAAGTTCATGGTCGTTGTGCCACTGGTTATACCAATAGTCTTCATTGACCCTGTCCATTGTTTGTGTAAGGTCCCTGCCTTGTGCAGTAATTGTACCAGCTACGTGGTTATTATATAATATAAAGTAGGATGTAGCGAATGCGCCGTAACTTCCATTTAGAACTAATTTTAGTCTCTTTTGCCCCCGATAATAAATACCGGGGGCTAAACAAGAGCGAGCTGAAGTGCGTTGTAGTAATCCGCTTCCTTCTTTAGCTCGCTCGCTTGTTTTTTTAAAGACTCGATCTTGAATATTTTTTCTTCTCTTGTCATTTTTTATGTTTTTTTTTAAAATTTGTCTCTAATGGGACTTATATAATTTTATATATAATAAAAAGTATATAGTTTATATGATTAAGGAGGATAAAGTTTTGGTTAAAGTTAATTTGAGAAATAGATCTTACTATTTAAATTTAGGATATACAATATCTAATGAGATTTTCGTCAATGTTAATGACTTACCAGTGGGTACAAAGAATAAAATAACAGCTATTTGTGAAATATGTAGTTCCGAAAACCATATACCCTATTCGAAATATTTAGTTAATAAAAACAGAAGTGACAAAGGATATTATTCTTGCTTTATGTGTAAAAATCATGTAAAGGAGAAAACATGTTTAGAAAAATGGGGCGTTAAGTCATATTCAATGACTGATGAGTTTAAATTGACAGAGAGTATTAAATGGAAAGGTATTCAAAAGGGTTCTGAAAAGGGTAAAAAAACTATGTTGGAAAAATATGGAGTTGACTCTTATTTCAAAACTGATGAAAGTAGAGAGATGAATAGAAAGTGGATGTCATCTGATGAGTTTAAAGACAAATCTAAAAAAACTATGTTGGAAAAATATGGAGTTGATTCATACTCAAAGACTGACCAATTTAAGAAGACAATTGATTCTAAAATTATACAAACTATTGAAAAGATAAAAATAACATTTTTAGAAAGATATGGTAATGAATATTTATCAAAGACTGACTATTGGAAATCCATTTTTAAATCAAAATTATCAGAAACTATTAAAAAGTGTAGAGAAACTTGTCTAGAAAGATATGGAGTTGATAATGTTAGTAAAGTTGGTGATATACAACGAAAAATAAAATATACTAAAGAATCTAACGGAACCATTATATCTGATTCCGAAACGAGTGATTGGTATAAGTATAAAAAGTTGGTTAGAAGAATTACCAACTCTAACAAGAAGTTTTTATATGAAAAATGGAATGGCGTTGATTATTACGATGATGAATTTATAAAAGGATACTTATCAAAAAGTCACACTCATAGATTTTTCCCAACTATTGATCATAAAGTATCTGTGTATTATGGATTTAAATTCTCTATAGATCCAATAACGATTGGATCTATAGAGAATTTATGTATAACTAAGAGATATATTAATTCTACCAAAGGTTATCTAATTGAATCAGAATTTTTAGAAAAATTTAATTTATAGACTTATTTATAAATGATATACATTTATTTTTAATTTCATCATACTCTCCCTTAAATATTTCGATATTTAGTTTTAATTTATTAGCTTCTGAAATTATTTCATCGGTAGGATTTATTAGAAAATAATAATCAAACTTTTTATTTAAAACTCTTGATAGAATTTCCTCTTTTACTTTTTTATTTTTTGGGAATTTTTTTGAAACATCTAAATATAAACTAAAGTCATCAGTATCTGAAAATAGTATCTTATTGGAACTCTTTAAAAGCCAATTTTCCAATGATAGTCTATCATTGGAAATTTTAAGGTAATCCTCACATTCTGGAGTTTTTTCAAAACTCCCAAAAATAAGATATTTATAATCCAATACAAAATTAGTATTATAATAACATGCTAAATCTTTAGTTAACCTAGTTTTTTTAGAATTTTCTTTACCTAATATGGATATTTTAGTTATCATTTTATAAAGTGTCAGACACCAATTCTTCTTTTTTAATACTATCTATTGTTATTTTAACTGGTTCTAATTTAACATCTTCATTTTTACGTTTTTTAAATTTAACCGGTTCAATTTTTGCAATAATTGTATCTTTTTTTATATTATTCTCAAATATTCCACTTAGTGAATCAATTAATTTACATTGTTCTTCAATTACAATTGATTGATAATCCATCTGGTCTTGTAGATACTCTACATCATTATATTTATTCTTAACCCATAATAAAATTACTATAATGAGCATTAAAAGTAATGATAACCTTTTTCTCAATCTAACTACTCTTTGTCTATCTTTGATCATTTTAATTTATATTTTAATTTATATTTATATTTATTTTAATTAATCATCTTCGAATGATTGTTCAAACGAGAGCATTAAATTTGAGCAATCGTCTTTAACTAACATAAAGTTTTCAAAAATACTAAATTGTATATTCTTTTCATCATTAATACAAGATAGGAATTTTTTATTCAATATCAGATTTTCATTTCTTTCTTCTTCTATTGCATCAATATCTAACTCCCATGCTGACTTCTCAGAAAATATAACTTTACCAGATACGATGCTAATATTAATAATCCTATCGCTATTTATATTAGAAAGTTTTTTAACATCTGAGAAATCTTGTTTATCTATATTAAAGTACCACTTTCTATTCTTTATATTAAGATTATTTTTAAGACTATCTTTGTTTATATCTCTAACTTCATAATGCTCAGCGGCCAACCAATTTACTTTTAGTTTACCACCAACAACCTGAATTGATCTAGCGTTCATAATACTATCATCATCTTGTGATTCTTTATATGTGAACTCGATACTTACATTAGGTGATTCTTTTAAGAAATTAAGATTTTTAACGAATTTCTTAGCATTTCCAATTATAACATCTAATGTAAAATCAAACTCATTACCTTCAAAGTAATCATTAGTATCAACAAGATAGTTTTTAAATGCTAACATAATGTTACCACCTAAAATAGAATACATCAAAATATTATCAGAATCTATTTTAAGTTTTATACTATCTTCTATCTTAGTCAAATCTTCCAACTTATCAATAAAGTCAGAGATTTTATCCGATTTAATTTTAAATTTTAATTTCTTTACCATATCAAACATGATATATAAAAAAAACAATTTTGTTTATTCTATTTTAATATATAAACCATGATTAAAAAATGGAACCAATTCATAAGAGAGTTTTTAGATAACTCAAATAGTTTAGTAGATGCTAAAATGCAAGAGTTAAAAGAGCTTATTGACTCTATATCTAATAAAAGTATGATATACGAGTGGGAAAATAAAGAAGACCACCATTTATCTGTTAGTTTCTCAACAGGTGACTTGTCTATCAAATATGAATTTAACATAGATGATTTATACGTAAGTAAAACAGCTGGAGATGTAATAGACTTCGAGACTAATGTTGAGTCAATGGACGAAGGTTTAGATTTGATAGAAAAGGACATACAATCTATTTTAGGAATTTCTGAAAATAAAATACCTAAAAAATACTTAACTCGTAAGCCAAAAGCTATGAAAAAAGAGATTGAGACTTTTAAGGGTAAGAAAGTATACAAAAAAGATTGGGAAGCTGATTACGACAAGAGAAGTAATAAAAGAATTAAGACTAAAAAGTCAGCTTCTACAAAAGCATACCAAAGAATGTTTGGAAATAAATAAGAAGTAAATATGAAACATATTAGAAAATTTAACAATTTGTTAAAAGAAAATAGTAAATACCAAGAATCTCCAATTGTTTTTGTAGGTGCTCATTCAAAAGGTGTTATTGAATATGGTAATATCCATATAGATATAAAAGGTGAGGATTTATATATCATTATTGAACAATATAGTGATGGTCGAGAAAAATTCCTGTTAAATAATCTTGATGATAAAGAATCATTAGAAACATTTGGAATTGAAATTGATGGGGAAGAAATAGTAGGTCCTAGTGAATTTTTATCAGATTTACATACCTTCTATGATAGTAATTCTAGATTATAAAATAAAAAAGAATTTTTAAATTAAAAAGTAAATATATAAACTATGAGATACTTAAAAACATTTGAGACATATACATTTGAAGACTTCACACACGCTGATATCGAAGATGTTAAAGAATTGCTAGAAGAAGGTCTAGGAATTGAACAGATTGCTATTGAATTAGACTTTAGTTTAGATAAAGTTAAACAAATAGTTGACTCTATTGGAAAAAATAAACAAATGTTTAATGAAGGTAAAATTCATATACCAACTCAATATAGTGGTGTAAGAATTGAACTTGGTCTCGAAGATTCAGGTGAAGCTAATTCAGACGATATCATTTCATTATATAATGAGATAGTTGAAGAAGGAACTCCATTAGTTAGTTACTCTGAGTATGGAACTGAAGGAAAGTTTTATAATGAAGATGATGATGAAATACCCACAGATGTTATTCTTGATGAATTGAATTATGCTATTGGTTTAGATAGTGAAAATAAAATGTAAAAAAGATTTTGGAAAAATTATTAACTTTTGAATCCTTTTCGGATGAATTGGATTATGAAAAATATTTTTACTTGGTGGAGGATATACTATTATTAGAAAAAGCGACTGCTGGATCTATTGATAATCCAAATTCAAAATCTGGTAAGATGATAAAGAAGAAATCAAAACAAAGTGGAATTTCAGTTGGAATTCTTAAAAAAGTTTATAAGCGCGGCTCAGCGGCCTGGAACGGTGGACATCGTCCAGGGACTCCACAACAAGCTTGGGCAACTGGTAGAGTAAACTCATTTATCACCGGTGCCGGTGGTGCTAGAAAAGCAGATGCCGATTTATGGACTAAAGCTAAGGCAGCAAAGGCAAAAAAGAATAAGAAGAAATAACCTATAAAATAGGTCTCACATGTTCTTCGATAATTCTCTGAACTTCTTTAAGTTTACTTTTGGTTGTCTTGACATCTAATTGAATTCTCCAACTTTGAACCAGTGTATCATCATCATCTGGTAATTCCTCAATAAGGATTTCAAATTCTTTAACCTCTAATACTTCATCAAATATAAACTCATTATTTATTTTAATATTTCTAATATCGGTTAAAAAGGATATTTCCCCAGTTGGATTGATAACTTCATACTTACCATCATCATTAGCTTCAAAAATATGGTCTTTTATATAAAGAATTTTCGTTGTTTTGGTTCCAAGAAAATCTGTTTCGTATGTCCAATCGGTGTTTAATTTAAATTTAGGATATTTCATAATAAAAAAATAATATATATACTTATATGTTAAAGAAATATGATGGTTTTTTATTAGAGAAATTAAAGTTTGAAATGTTTTCATTATTAGAAGACCATTTATATGGGACTACTGATTTTATATTCAAATTAAAGGATATATTTAAAAAGGGTGGTAGATCTGGTGCAATTGCTGAACAAATATTAAATATAATTGAAAGTGAGCAATGGTTCAACAGTGGTGATGTTAAGCAAAACTATTTTGATATTACATCAGAAGAAGATAAGGTATCATTTATAAATAATCATAAGGTGTTAGCTGCTGATTATGATGAGGATGAACATCCTGAATTTCCATATTCGATGCCGGGTAGAGGTGAAATAAAAATTGGAAGAATTGTAAAATATCTTTACAAACTAAGAAATATGAGTTTACCTGATTCCGACTTAGAATCATTTGTAAATCTTTGGAAGTCATCAAATACAGAAAATAGTATTGAGTTTAAATTGGTAAGTGGATCTGATATATCTAAATATTATAAAGAGGATAATTATTATACTAGAAATGGTTCTTTGGGTGGGTCTTGTATGAAAGAAGAAGGAAATTCTACATTTAAATTATATTCTGAAAATGATAGTGTTAAATTGTTAATTTACGTTGATTCTGATGATAAGATACATGGGAGGGCTCTTGTTTGGAAGTTAAAAACTTCTCCTTGTGAGTCACAATATTTTATGGATAGAGTTTATTCTAATAGGGATTCTGATATTAATAGATTTAGAGAATTTGCTGATTCAAATAATTGGATGTATAAAAAGAAAATGAATAGCCACCTTGATACCAATGTTCTATTTGTTTATAAGGGTAAAGAAGTTTCAGGTGAAATAAAGGTAGAGGTAAAAGGTGATTTTAGAAAATATCCATTTGTTGATACACTTTGTTTTTTAAGAAAATCTAAAGATATTCTGTCAAATTTACCGGATAAAAAATCTTGGCAACTACACTCAGTTTACGGGAGTAAAGATAGATGTGATGATTGCCATGGTATGATAATTGATGATGGGAATTTATGTGATGGGTGTTCAATTGGTCACCAAGAACTAAAATCAATGGGAATTGAGACTAAATGGAATAAGAAGGTAACGAAAGATTAATAGATTATTTTATCTACCTAAGTAATTCATTAGTTCAATCATATTCTTAATTGAGAATCCAAAGCTTTCAAGATTTCTAACAGTATCTCTGAGAAATTCTATATAACTTTCGATTAGTTCAATACTTCTATCATTCTCAGCTAAGTGACCATCGATTAAGATACCCTTTTCACCTAAATTTGTTTTAACTCCAAATCCAGTTGCATAAAAAACAAACTTATCTTGTCTTAATTTTTTAAGTTTAGCGGTCTCTTTACTTCTTTTATTTAAAAAAAAGTTAACTTGTTCATTAATCTGTTGTCTAAATGAAAGAGCGATAGATTGTGCCTCTAATAATCCTTTAGAATTAGATGGGTTACTTAAATCTGTTGCTAGTACTTTAAAAAGTGGCTCAACATTTTTATTCCAATCATTTCTTTTATCTCCAAAAAAATCCTCTAATTTATCATTGGTTTCTTTTGCTTTATTAATTCTATCTACTTCTTCTTGATTATAAAGATTCATCTTCTGGTAGTATTTTTTTCATTTGATATTCTCTATGTAGATTTTTATTATAACAGTTATTTAACGTATTTTCAAAAATTGACATTACTCTACTATCTAACTTATCATTTATAAAAACTTCTAACTTATCACACCATTTCTTTAATAATTCAACATCTTCTATTATTAATGAAGATGGCTCATCACTCCCTATAATTTCAATACATTGGTTTCTGTTATCAAATATTATTTCCAATGTATCTCTATATCTAAAGCTCATGTTATTTGAACTTTTAGAATCTGGCTGGTCATCGACCATGAAGTTTATATGGTAATATCTATGACCATATTTCATTTTTTTACTAAATAATAGTCTGTCATCTTCTTTGTGATCCATAAGAAACTCTAAGAATTCATCAATTTCCTTCATTGTTTAATATTCTTTTTATCTTGAAATCTCTAATATGTTTATCAACATTATATGACTCATTATGGATTTCACCTATCTCAATTCCCATTTCTTCCATTCTATTCAAAATAGAATTTATTTCAGATGCTATTTTTTCAGAACTTTTAATAATTTCATCATCTCCCCCTATTCCAAATTTTTCTATCCAATCATTTACTAAAACCATGTCGGATATTAGATATTTAATATAGGGAGTAGCGCTTTCCATATTACTTTTATTAATAATTTCTGATTTGTTTAGAGCATAAAAAAACCTCTTAGTATTTTAAGAGGTTTAATTTTATTTGGCGATATCTTCTATTGTATAACGGCCTTTTAATTTCCAATTATTTTTTTTATTTTCTCTTATTGAACTTGATGAACAACCAAAGAAGGTAGCCGCCTCCTTTGAATTTATGAACAGATATTCTTCACCGGTAATAGTATCAATGATTTTAATAAACACCTTACTATTCGATATACTTTGTTTTTTTATCCACTCATTGGTCTTAAACTTACCACCATAGTTTGGATTATTTTCACCGGATGATCTTTTTGAAATTTTATCTATTGATTCTTTTGAATGTTTTCTACCAAAAAATGAGTTATTTTCACCCTTTTGGTTTTCCGACATTTTACGTTTGGTTTCTTCTGACCAGACCATCTTTTTATTTTTAGTTGAAGTAAAAAAACAATTTAATCCATTTTCAACACTATCATATAACTCTTGATAATATCTCTCTCTTTCTAATAATAATTCTATTTCGCAAAATTCTAAAATATCAATCGAATGAGCTTCCGGTGAATATTTAACAATTGAGTTATATATCGCCCTTTGTCCTTTAATTCTATTCGGATTTAGGTAATAAGAACATCTTATTTTTAGATTTTTAGCCTCTCCTATATATATTCTACCAGTCGGTGATACTATTTTGTATATACCAGAGGTTTCTGGGAAGTTTTTAATAAAATCAATCACTACTTTATATCCGAACTTTCAATTAGTGTATATGTAAATGAATTACCATGTATGTCTCTTGATTTGCGACAAATTTTCATAAACTCTTCAAAATCTTTAGTCTTTTTGAATACCTGACAACCCATTGACCAATCGTTAACATACGTTGAGTCAGCGCCTGCGTGGTGTATATTTATTCCAAACACACCCTCCTCAATTTTAGATTCATCATATTTCATATCACGATTAGCATCGCGATAAACTTTAACTTTTTTAGCTTGTCCTAAAGCTTCATATTTACCTTGGTGTAATCTAATTGTATGTGACCCTCTATATTGACCTTCAACTAGTCTTGCGATTCCACTCTTATTGGTAGTTTCTAAAATTCCCTTAGTACCAGGATCGGTTGTTGCTGACCAAGAATGAAATTTCCATTCACCATTTTCTTTATATGATACTGTTAAGTAATCATCAAATACATTTGTTACTTTATCTCCAGTGGAAGAATTTCTAACACCAACTATATTTACATCAAATCCTTTATTAGATAAATCCTCGAACCAGACATATCCTTTGGATTTCAAAGCTGTTTCTATTTGTTCTTTACTATACATATAATTATTTATTTTTTACTATTTAAAATCTGAAAAACCTTTAATGTTTTTAGTCTCATCGTCTTCTGGCTTAACCATTTGATTATTCATTTCTTCTTCACTTTCTTGTGAATTATCATCAGAACTCATGTTACGGTGTTGTAAATGTATATCATCATTATCTGATTCATAACCGGATTCATCACTGCTAGCTAAAAAATTAAAAACTTCTTCAACATCATCCTTAGAAGTTGCGATATGGTCTAAAGCCCAGTTATGTTCTTTTAATATTTCATCAAGTTTTGATTCATCCATCTCTAACATCTTATCGATTAGTCTTTTCATTGTTTGAAGATTTCCGAAAAACATATAATTTTGTATTTCTACGTGTTCTTTTAAACTTTTAAGAGTTTTGGCTAAATTTAATTTTCTATATTTAGCTAAATCGTTTTTAGAAAGACCTTGAACTCCTTTTTTCTTAGGGTCTTTATCTTTTCCTCTAAGAGCTTGTAATTCAGAATCTATTTCCCCTTTAGTGATTTTCTCACCTTCTTTTTTATTTAAGGATTTTCTTAAAGATCCAGGTTTTTTAATAGCGTCTTTAATCCATTTATCTTTTTTCTCTTCATTAAATGATGAAAATGATTGTAAATTACTCATCTTTTTTATTTATTTTTTATTATATATTAAATTAAAATATTAACAACCTCTGGGTAATACTTACACATTTCAGGGTCCTTATCTTCATAGTTTATTTTAGAAAGAACATATCTTATTGCGTTAAGTCTACCTATTTTTTTATCATTTGAATTAATAATAACCCATGGTGATTTTCTTGATGATGTTTGTGTAAACATTTGTCTTTTAAAGTTTCCAATTATTTCCCATTTATCAAGTACTTTTGCGTCATTTGGTGAGAATTTCCAATATTTTAATGGGGATGCTTGTCTTAATTCGAATCTTTTAATTTGTTTATCTTGTGTTATAGAGAACCAAAATTTAATTAAAGTTATATCCTTATCTTTTATTAGTTTTTCTTCCCATTTAACTACTTTGTTCATAAATTCGCCATACTGTTCTTCAGTACAATAACCCATTGCCGGCTCGACAACCGCTCGATTGTACCAAGAACGGTCAAAAAATACTATTTCTCCATCATTAGGTAGGTGTTGTTCATATCTTTCGAACCAGTTTTCTTTCTCTTCTTCTGTTGGGACACCTAAAGCAACAACTCTGTAGACTTTTGGGTTTAAATATTCAATAAATCTTTTGATTGTAGAACCTTTTCCAGCAGCATCTCTACCTTCAAAGACAATAGCTACTTTTTTATTATTTTTAATAACCCATTCTTGAAGTTTTGCTAATTCAACTTGTAGTTTAAACTTCTCAGATTCATATTTTTTTCTATCCAAAAGAGATTCTTCTCCTTCAAATTCATCAAGGTTATCTTTTGTATCAGATTGATGAATTTGTTCTATTCTATCATTTAATGATTTAAAATAATCGTCAAAAGATTCTCTGATTTTTCTTTTTGTATTTCTTTTTCTAAGTTCTAATATTTGATTTAGTTTTCTAAGAAATGATTCTATATTTATTTCTTGAACCACTTCTTCAGTGAATTCATTTGATAATTCTCTGATAATAACTTTAGTGTCAATAGAGTCTAAATCTTTATATTCTATTTTATTTGTATCAAAGTTGTATATAATAGATGATAGAATATAGGTTCTATATTCAACTAATCTATCCATTAAATTTACTTTTAATGTAGATAAAGAAGACCCATCCATTTCACTGATTCTCAATTCTTCTTTTAAGAAAGATTTAAATTTATAAAGCATAAAAAAATATATTTTTCAGTATATATAAAAATATTTATATCGATTTAGTGTATAAATATTATACCTTTTTATCAAAAAGATATAAATCATATAAAGTGTTGCCTTTAACATTCTTAATACTTTTTAATACTTGACCTGTTATAGAGTCTAATACCTTAAAAACTCCTATTTGAGACCCTTGTTCAGTAAATACTTTAACAGTATTACCCGGTTGACCCAAAGCTCCTAATATTGCGATATATTTATTACCATAAATACTCTTTAAAAAAGAAAGTCTTAAAGCTTCTGTATCTTTTAGATTATTAATATATGAATTTTCCATCGCTTTTGTTAAATCCAGTTGAGTCTTAGTATCTTTAGCTCTAATAGATATAAATTTCCTTTCTTCATCACCCATTGTGACTTCTTCTCTATTTTGTATCTTATTTTGGTTAACTAAATTTTGTTGATTTCTTCTAATTTCACTAAAATCTGCTTTAGCTACTATACCACCTCTCATTCCTTTATCGTCCATTTTATAACCTGAAGGGGGTAATCTATAAAATGATCCAGTGAATGTCATAGAAAGAATTCTATCGGTTCTAAATAATCTCCAAATTTTATTAACATGTCTTTTTTGAGAAACCGACCAACCATTCAAGTGCCATCCTCTTAAAAGAGTTTTACCTTTTGATGATCTACCCAAAACCATTGGATAGATTACTCTTTCGTGACCAGCGAAGTGTTTATCTTCTTCTCCTTTATAATTTATTAAAAACATCATTCCGTATTTTATAGCTTTTGCCATAATATCATCAGAATATTTAATAGGTTTGTTAATAGGAATGTTTGATATGTCTTTAACATTCTTTAATGAGAATCTAGGAATGAATTCATTGTCTTCAATTAAGTTATAATGCTCTTTGATAACAAATTCTACCGGCTTTTTATTATAAAAATCTTTTAGTTGTGATAAATTCATAGTCTATATATTAATCTATTAATCTTTGATTTATAAATTATAAAAAAATGAAAAATTATATTTAATATATAATTTGTATGAAGTATATAAAAGCATATGAGATGTTTGATTTTAGTCAAACTTTACCAACAACTAGTCAGGATGTTTTGACGAGTTATTACCATTGTGACGGGTGTAATGCCCTTTATAAATCAGTTAATTCAACTGAAGATGATTGTAAATTTTGTAATTCTCGAGAATTGGAAGAATTATCTGAGGATGAATATTATGACACTATTGGTGAAAGATTAGATGATGATGAAAAAGAAGATTTAGAAGAAGAGAGACAAAAAGATAAAGATAAATTTCTTGATCTATATAATATAAGAAATAAAGATGTCAATTAATAATAGAGAAGATGTAAATAAATATTCTGACTTGATAAATAGTTTACTTGATCATTATATTGATACTCATAAAATAAGACCTTCAAGTTTAAGAAATTATTTGAAACCGGGTGGTGATAAATTTAATAAATTTCTAGAAAGAAATAAGTTAAAAGATATTAAAGGGTCTGAAACAATTTTAAAAGACCTTATTGAAGATAGATATAATATGGAAAGTGATGGTGTTATTACATTTGAATCTTTTAAATATTTTGAATCAAATGATTTTAAAATTTCTTCTTTAAAAGAATGTCTTTATAAAGGTATTGAAAAATCAGATATTAAAATGGAGAAAATTTTAGCTGATTATTTTGATATTAATCTAGGTGGTTTAGATGTTCTTGATTCTGATAAGCATAAATTTAAATTAAATGATTGGCAAAATGATGACTGGGAAGTTATTGTTTATTCTAAAGAAGATTATGATATAATTGTTAATAATATTTTAGATCATTTTTATGAAGAGTCTAAAAAGAAAAAAATAGACTTAACTGATGATATAAGTATCAGTTTGTCTGATTTAATTGACGAGGAAAAATTTTCAATAAAATTAATGGATATTTTAACAGATAATGTTGTTAAAAAATTAATTTCTACTTGTTTAGGAGAAGATTGGTCATTTGAAGGTGAGAAAAACGATTATTTTATCTGGATTTCTTAAAACATGAAACATCATGATACTAATTTTATATATTTTGACCTTCCACTTTTAATATATACATCAAAAGTAAATTATTAAATGGCTATAGTAAGTACTTATTCAGTTGGTGGTTCATATTCTACCATAACGGAGAGTAGAGAGTACTCTACTTTGGATGAAATTTTAATACAACTTCCAAATAACTCTTCTGGGTTAATTGACGCTAGTGACGTTAGAGATTCTGTTTATACTTTATGGGAAAAAATTGGACAAATTAGTGCCAGCGTTTCAAATATTGGGACTTCTTCTGTTGATTATATTAGAACCGCTCCGTCTACAATTGCAGTTGGTGGTATTTCATCTGGATCTACTTTTTCAGGTACGGTTCAAGATGTTTTAGATAGAATGTTATATCCATATGTTGCTCCAGGTGGTTCTTTAAGTCCTACTTTTGCAAAAGAATATGGTGATACAAGTGGTTATTCATTTAATTTAAGTTGGTCGGCTACTGTTAATACTAGTCCACTAACATCTATTACTGTTAATAGTGTTGTTAAACCTTTGAGTCCATTAAGTGGAACTCAACTTGTTACATCTACACATAGTTCTTCTAATCCATCATCTAATCCAGGTACTATTCAGTCTTATACTATGTCAATTAGTGACGGTACATCAACAATTTCAAAAACAGCAAGCATTACTTGGAAAAATAGAATATTTTGGGGGAAAATGGATTTAACATCAATTGGTAATCCTAATTTAACAACGAATCCTGGATCTGCTTCTACCGTTTCGTCTTTAGTTACATCAACTTTAATTAAAAATTTAACAGGGGCTGTTGCCAATGGTAATGCTTATGGTAATGAATTGTCTATAACTAAAAATAAAACATATAATAGTATGAATGGAGCGGGTCAGTATTTAATATTTGCTTGGCCTAGTAATATGTCTGGTTCTTACACTCCTATATTCACTGTTAATAATTTAGGGAGTAGTGCTTTTACGAGAGTGAAAACAAATTTCGCTTTTATAAATCAATTTTTATTTACTGGGAGTGATTATGAAGTTTGGATAAGTAATACTTTACAAAATTCTCCATTAAATGTGGTAATAAGTTAAAAAATTAAAAATAAATAAATGGCTCAAAATATAGGAACGTTAGTATCATCAGCGATTAGACCAAATGACTCTTTGGATCCAATTGCGTCTGCTTATGCTGTTGAGATTAAAGGTGGTTTACATACATCTTCTACTTCTGGTGACAGAGATGCTATTATTTTTGAAAGAAGAGAATGGGGTATGTTATGTTATGTTGTTTCTGACAATAAAACATATCAATTAACTTACGGATACTCTAGTACTAGTATAATGAATAACTTGAATTGGAAAGAGTTTAGTGGATCTGGATCAGGTTCTGGAACTGAATGGATAGATTCTGTTATATCTATTAGTAATACTGAGCCTCTTTCTCCAGTAGATGGAGATAGATATATACTGGGAAATTCACCTACTGGGACCAATTGGTCTTCTATAAGTAGTTATAAAGTTGTCCAATGGAATTCATCACTTAGTGTCTGGGATTCTACAACACCAAGTGATGGTATGTCTGTTAGAGTAGATGATGAAGATAACTCAATTTATAGATTTGAAGGTATTTTTGGATCGGGTGGTCTTTGGGAAAAAGAAAAATTATCACAAATTAGATCACTATCTGCTACTTCATCAAATAGTTTAGATTATACAGTTACATCCGATCCACCTTTTGATCAATATTATAATGATATGATATTTTTAACAAAGTTTTTAATAGGTAATACTGGATCAAGTGTAACACTTGATGTTAATGGATTGGGTCCAATTGGTGTTAAAAAAGTATCTACTTCAGGTTTGGTTAATTTATTACCAAGTGATTTAAGAACAGATGTTGTTTATAGTTTAACATACGATGGAGTTTATTTTCAACTATATAAACCTTCAAATGAAGATTTATTCAATGTTAAACATTATATAGAGCCTAATGATTATATAGTTGTCCCTCAATATTATCAATATTGGGTTTATGGTAATTTAGAAATAGCTGGTACTTTAATTAACAATGGTCATGTTATTATTGCTAATGGGTCTTTAATTTTAACTGGTGGTACTTTTTCAAATCTTGGGAGTTTAGCGATTGTATCATTTTCAGGTGGGTCAACTACATCATATGTTGATTCTAATACAATACAATTCTCTCAATCTAATAGTATTTATGGTTCATCAGTTTCAGCTGTTGTTAAAGATGGTTCTTTAACTGCTTCTAAATTAGATACTGCTTCAAATGGTGGTGCAACTGCTGGATATATTTTATCTGTTGATAATTCAGGTGATTTTAGTTGGGTTGAATCTAAAGGTGGTCTTATTTCTGCTTTAGATAAAGGGTATAATATCACTTCTAATGTTTTAGGAGATGGTGGATTTACAGGACTTACAATATCAGGAACTCCAGTTGTGGGTAGTTATGTTGGTGTTTTTGTAAATGGTCAAGAATTTGAAGTTGGATATGGTTCTACTACTCTGACTCCATTTTATTTCAGTGGTGATGGTGGTACTACAGCGCGAGATAATTTTTCACCAACTAATATACAAATAGGAGATGGTCTTTATTGGAATAGTTCAGTTGCAGGGACAGGATTATACATAACTTGGAAATTATCACTACTTTATCTTATTTAAATATTATATATAGATAGTAAATTAAATTAAAAATTAAAAATAAAATATGGCTTTATTAGATGGTAAGCAACTTAGAGATGAAACAATTTCTTTAGATAAATTAAGTGGAGTTAGTGGTTTAGTAACCTTTACTTCTTCTGCTACTATGAGTTTCGAATCAGGATCAACTCTAAGAGTATCTGATGATAACATACTAATTGGAATAGATGTTGTTAATAAAAATTATGTAGATGCTGTAGCTTCTGGATTAGATCCTAAATTACCAGTTATGGTTGTGTCCGCTACTCAATCTATTACTTTATCTGGTTTATATCCTATAGATGGTTTCACAGTTAGTGCTGGGGATAGAGTATTAGTTAATGCTCAAGATGGTTTGAATGTCGCTACCAACTCAAATGGTATTTATTCAGCAACTGCTGGTTCTTGGTCTAGATCTGTTGATTCGGATGGTATTCCAGTTGGTGAGGTATCACATGGTAACTTTGTTTTCGTTTCTGAAGGTGGTATATATTCTCATAGTGGATGGGTTTTATCTACAACAGATGCTGCTGACCCTGATAATATTTTAGTTGGAACAGAATCACAATTGTGGGTTCAGTTTTCTGAACAAGCTAATATTCAAGCTGGTGATGGTTTAATTTACTATGGTCAATCATTAAATGTAAATGTTGGAACTGGTCTTACTATATCATCAGATACTGTTGCTTTGACAAATACTGGAGTTACTGCTGGTTCTTATGGTAGTCCAACTGAGATTCCTACTTTTACTGTAGATAATCAAGGTAGACTAACGGTTGCTGGAACTGTTTCTTTAGATTTAACTAGTGGATCTGCTAGTATAGCTATTGGACCTGCTGAGGATGGTACATATACCGATGGTATCTTTACTGATTTTGTACCTTCAACTCCAATAGGAACGGCTGTTGATAGATTTAATGAAATTTTATTATTATTAGCACCTATACCTCCAAAGAATTGGAACAACGCTATAACAAGTATCTCATTTACTAATACATCATATACTCCAAGAGCTTTAACTAGTGGTTCGGGTGTTGTCAATATGTTTACTTCTTTAACCCCGACTTTAACAGATGTTGATGTTGTTTCTACTCAAGATAATTCTAGAGTGGATACAAATGGATTAACATTTTCTTTAGTTGATGATGGTGTTATAGTAGAAGGTGTTACATTTTCGGGTAATGCTACAACTATTAAATCAACTGGTAATATTAGACACAGTGCTTCTGTTGATCCATATCTTGGAGTTTCTGGAAAAGCTGGATTCTATACAGGAATAACCGACTTTTCATTAGCTGGTACTTTACCTACTATTGCAGCTTCTTCTTCACAGAGAACATTACAATTATTTCATCCAGGTACTGATTCACCAGAGACATTCTTATATTATATTGATACTCCATTAACTGTTTCAATTGGGACTATAACATCTACTGTTCCTTCAATGACATCATATATTTCAGGTGTGCCTACATTAACAACTAGTGATAATATTACATCAATTGCATTTGATATAAATAATGTTTCTAGTTATTTTTATTCAGCCACATCGGTTTATGCTATAAATGCTGGTCATATTGCTGGTTCAACGGGTGATCCTGATTCAACTCCTACATCACATGCTGAAACTGGAAACGTTACTGGTAAATCAGGATTAATACAAAGTAATCAATTTAGTGATTTATCATTCTTCTTCACTGTTAAAGGTAGAAACTCAATAGGTACTTATGGTTCAAATACAACATATACAAGTACTTCTCATAGAGTTGATACTGTTTCAAATGAAACTCCTAGAAAAACATCAGGATCTGGAAGTTATCCAGCTTCGGGTTATAATGGAGTTTATGGTTCTAGTCAGTCGTTAGTTGTTACATACACAGAAGAACTTCAATTGAGAAATGGGTTATATGTTTACCCTACAGTTGATTATACATCTGTTGGTGGCCCTAACTACTCTGGTGCATCTGGTACAAGATGGGCAACATTTAACTTAGGTACATTTACAAATAATAACGCGTTTACATTAAACTTTATATCTTCAACTGGAATCACTTTGATTACTGGAGAATCTAATTTATTAGTAGAGATTAAAATTGAAGGGGCTACATCATGGGTGGATGGAGATGGGGCTTATGGTGGAGTTGGTAATCCAGGTTCTGGATCTAATGGAGTTGCTGCTGTTGATGTTGCTTCGTCAACTGCTACATCTAGAAGAATAACTTTTGGATCACCCACTTACACAGGTGATATAATTGTTAGAGTTGGGTTTACAGTAACAGGTTTACAGTTTGGTAGTTTAACTGCTACTGACATAGTATAAATAAATAAAGAAAGAAAAAAACAAATATAAAAAATGGCATTAACCGCATCGCAAATAGCAAGTAGATTATTTAAGAAATCAGTGGGAGTAGGTGAGACACTTGTTTCTAAACAATTTTTCGGAGAGGCTTATCTTGGAAGAGATTTAGTATATAGTAACCAAATTTGGTCACAGTCAGACTTAATTCCGACTACTGCCCCTACTTTGTCGCCCAGTGGAGCTTCACAAGGAGTTGTTCAGTATTTTGAGAAGCAGGTTTTAACTCACGTTTCTGGTTCTACTAACTTATCATATTATAGTGCTAATTTAGTTGATTCGATACCATTTAATTATAGTAACGGGACTTATAATTACTCACTTTATAAAAATGACGGAACAACACAGATAGCATTTGGACAGGGTGATTGGTTAGTTGACAACACTGCTGGTTTATTAACATTTTATGGAGCTTTACCTTCAGGTGTTAGTTTATCTTTTCCCCCAAAGATAACATTTTATAAATATGTTGGAACAAAGGGTTTTAGTGCTGGTTCGGGAATTGGTACTATTTTAGGTGTTACTGCTGGTAATGGTTTAAGTGGTGGTGGAACTGCTGGTTATATAAATTTAGATGTTAATCTTGGAGTGAATAGCGGTTTGACATTCTCAGGAGATAATATTATTATAGATTCAAATATTGCTGGAAATGGTTTGGATTTAAATAGTGGAATTTTATCTGTTAATACTTCAGAAATTACTTCATCTTTAGCAGGTGCTGGTCTTACTAGTAATGGTTCTGCATTAGATGTTAATTTACAAGTTAACTCTGGTTTAACATTCTCAGGAGATAATATAACATTGGAATTAAATTCTGATTCATTAGAAGTTGGTTCTAATAATCAAGTTAGGTTGAAAGATACAATTACTGGTAATAGAACTTTTCAAGATTCTGTTACTATTGATGGTGATTTAACAGTAAATGGTACAGTTTCGTATATTAATACTGAAAATTTATATGTAGTTGATAATAAAATAACATTAAATGCTACTTATAGTGGTCCTTATAACATTTTTGATTCTGGAATTGAAATTAATTTAGGTGGTGGTACTTATTCTTCATTAATTTGGGATTCTTCTAACTCTTTATGGGCGGTTGGTCTATCTGGGTCAGAATCTACAATTATAACCGAATCAGGTACTGGTTTAACAAAATCGGGTAATACACTTTCAATTGGTAATACATCTGTTACTGCTGGTAATTATGGTAATACTAATTCAGTATCTACATTTACTGTTAATTCACAAGGTCAATTAACTGGGGCTACATCAGTATCTATTAGTATATCATCAACACAAGTTAATGATTTTGCTTCAGCTTCTGAGACACAAATTTTCCAAGGTGGTAACTTCGTAAATGGGTCAACAATTGACTTTTCTGTTACAACAGGTGATTCAGTTACTGCAGAGGTTACTCTTGCTTCTTTGACAGCTTCTAGATTTGATGTTACTAACAGTGCTTCGGCTTCACAAGGATGGACCTTAGGGTATAATACATCTGGTCAATTCGAATGGCTTAATCCAGCATTGACGGGTGATGTTACTGAAGTAATTGCGGGTAATGGTTTAACAGGTGGTGGTAGTTCGGGTTCTCTTAGCTTAGCTGTAAATGTTGATAATGGATTATCTACTTATAATGATAATGTTGTATTAGGGGGAACTCTGTCACAAAGTACTATAATTAACGGTAATGGATATGAATTTTTTATCAGCGGTGCTGGTACTTTTTCTGTTACATCATCTACATCTACTCAAATTAGAACTTATAATAATGATAAAACTTCATATGTCTTTACTGATGAATTTGGTATTAATTTAGAAACTGCAATAGATGCAGGTACATACTCACGTATTGATTTGATTAATACTCAGGGGATTTTAATAGAATCTTTTGATAATGCTGATATTGTTAACCTTGAACTATCCATTTTGGATAAAACAATTGGTGTTGGTGATGGGTCTTCTAATAATAGAATAGTTATTACTGATGATGTCTATAGTAAAGGTTTGGTTTATTTTGATGATTATAGTGCAAACTTTACAACATTCTCTGTTGTAACTAAAGGATATGTTGATAGTGTTATAAATACTGTGGGTTCTAGTGCTGTATATGATAGACAAAGCTCATTGGTAACTTCAGGAGATGCGTCTACTACAGGAATGGTTTTATCAAGTGTTCCAAATATTTATTCAAGAGTTCAAGTTTTTGTAAATGGACAACTTCAATATTTAGGAGATGGTACATTATCAAGTGATTGTTATTTCAGTAATGATGGTGGTGGTACTCCTGTTACTCTAAATGCTTTAAATGCTGGTGATACTCTATATTGGAATGGTGTATATGCTAACTTTAATTTAGCTACTACAGACTCAATATCTATAGTCTATGAAGCATAAAATATAAAAGGTGTCTGTTATAATCTCTATTTTTTTTACACTCTATTCAAAATAGAATATTTTATTTTAATATATACTATGTAAAAAATTATTTAGTCGTTAAATGGCTCAACAAGATATTAAACAAATACACGGAGCTTCACAAGGATCTGTTCTCTTCTTAGGAACAAATAGTGTTGTAAGTGAAAATTATGATAGATTAAATTGGAGCCAATCTGATAATAAATTTAATATTTATGGTCAATTATATGTTCAATCAACACAATCTAATTTTAAAGTTGGAATTGATGGTAATACTGGACTAGATTCAGTTGTCGGTTATAGTGATAATAATATTTCTTTATCTGCTAATAACACCGATTTTATTATTTCTACAAATAGCGTTTCATTTACAGGAGTTGATTATGACTTTACTGTAGGAAATGTTGATTATATTTTATTTACTAGTTCGGTCTTTGATGTTGAATCTAGTTTTATCAGTTTAGATTCTGGTACAGGATCTGTTCAGATATTAGGTGATAGTGGTATAGATATTATTTCAACTGGTGGGGATTTATCACTGGTTGCTAATTCTGGATCTGTTAATATTTCAAATGGAGAAGGGTTGGTATATGTTACCGACTATTCATCAACATTTGTTACTCACTCATTAGTTGATAAATCATATGTTGATAATGCAGTTTCTATAATTAATGGTGATTTCATAACTGGTGTTACTGCTGGTGATGGTTTATCTGGAGGTGGTACTTCTGGATTTATTACTTTAGATGTTAATACGGGTAATGGATTATCAATTATTTCAGACATTGTTTCATTAGGTGGTACATTATCACAAAATACATTAATAAATGGTAGTGGATATGATTTAACTATCGGTAATTCGGGTTATATTACACTTACTGGTTCTGTCTTTGATGTTGAAGCTGGTTTTATTAGTTTAGATGCTGGAATTGGTAATATTCAAATATTGGGTGATACTGGTATAGATTTAGTTGCAACTGGTGGTGATTTATCATTCGTTGCTAATTCTGGATCTGTTGGTATAACAAATGGTGAGGGATTGGTTTATGATGCTGATTATTCAGCAACATTTGTTACTCACTCATTAGTGGATAAAGCATATGTTGATAATGCTGTTAGTATGGGAACAAGTGGAACATCTGGTCTTGATGGAACAAGTGGAACAAGTGGAACTGCAGGAACAAGTGGAACATCTGGGTCAGCAGGAACAAGTGGTACAGCAGGTACAGCAGGTACATCAGGTTTGCTATCTTTAACAGGTACAACCGATAATGGTTTAATTACATTAGATGGTTCAGCTCCAAATGGTACAGTTGAATCTAATTTAACATTTGATGGTTCTGTATTAAATGTTTATGGTGATGCTGTTATTTCTGGTAATTTAACAATAAGCGGAACATCAACAACTGTAAATACTCAAAATTTATTAGTACAAGACCCTTTAATTTTATTAGCATCTACTCAATCAGGAGCACCTACGTTGGATTCTGGATTAATGATAAATAGAGGGAGTGGGGCTACACAAGCTTTTATTTGGGATGAATCTTTAGATGAATTTGCTTTAATATCAACTGATGATGCATCTGATGTAATTGGAAATATAAATATTACTGGATATTCTAATTTAAGTGTTGGTGGATTAACCGCTTCTCAAATTAAAATAACATACGGGGCAGCTAGTGGATATTTATTATCTTCTGACTCGGTTGGAATTGGAACGTGGACATCTTTATCAAGTTTAAATGTAGTTACTGCTTCAGGGACTACCAATTATGTACCAAGATGGTTATCTTCAAATAATTTATCATCAACTAGTTCTATTTATGATAATGGTGTAAATGTTAGTATAGGTACTGTTTCTACATCTTCTAAAGTTACTATTTTAGGAACTGCAAGTGTATTAACAGTAATTGGTTCTTCTGCTAATTCAACAGTATTTTCTGTTAATGGTACTAATGGTGAGTTATTTAGTGTTAATGATAGCTTAGTTGGGTCTTTATTTAGTGTTAATGACATATCAGGACTCCCTATTTTAGAAGTCTTTTCTGATAATACTACAATTATAGGAGATTATCAAGCTCAATCACTTTACACCACTAAAAAGGCGACTATTGGTACAACATCTTCTTCTATTTACTCATTCGCAACTGCATCTTATACAAGTGCTCATGTTGATTATAATATTTCTAATGGTTCTAATTTGAGAGCTGGTACATTAACTGCTGTTTGGCAAGGGAGTACAATTAAATATACCGATACTTCAACTATGGATATTGGAACCACTTCGGGATTTACATTTTCATTTGTTATTTCAGGTACTTATGCTGTCTTACAAGGCGTTTCTACTACTACTGGATGGACTGCGAAAACTATAATAAGAGGTATATAATATGGCTTTTCATTATTCACCTAAAGTAATTAACGATAGTTTAATACTTTATTTAGACGCTGGTAATAGTAAATCTTATTCAGGTTCTGGTGATACTTGGTTTGATACTAGTAAGAGTTTTAAAGATTCTTCTTTACTCGGTTCCCCTCCATTTTTATCGGATAACAAAGGTTGTTTTTTAATGACAGGGTTGAATGAGTATGTTTCAATTCCTCAGTTGTCTGATAATAATATAATAGATAATTATTCATTTGGAATTTGGTTTTCACCCACATCTACTATAAGTTCTTCAAATAATGATTATTATATGTTATTTGAGGCTCAGGATACTACTGATAATTACATTTATTTTCTAAATTCGGGTGGTCAAATAACATTTGAGACTAAAACACCTAATGATAATTTATTAACAACTACTAATAACTGGGTAGCTGGTAAATGGTATAATATATATTGTACATATGATTCATCAACTGGTACTAAGTCTATATATGTGAATGGTGTTAAAGAGAATAGTATTAGTGGTGTTAATGGTAGTTATTTAAATACTAGTTTGTATTTTGGATTGGGTGCTTATTCTAGTCCAACTAGGACATGGTATTTCCCAGGTAGAATATCCGCTACTTTTGTTTATAGTAAAACTTTATCACAATCTGAGATTTCACAGAACTATAATACCACAAAATCAAGATTTGGGTTGTAATTTTCTTTTTTAGATAAAATATATTTAATATATATAGCTAACAACTTCTTTTGGAAAGTGAAAAAAGAAAATTAAATTAATGGCTAATGAATTCGTAGCAAGGAGAGGCCTTGTATCTTTAGGAGGTGTAACATTTCCTTATGTTTCAGTAAATAGTGCATACACTATAATATCTGATGATTACCTTATTGATTGTATCTCTGGTACATTTAATGTTCTTTTACCGACATCTATTGGTGTAGTTGGTAAAATATATGTTATTAAGAATAGCGGAAGCGGATTAATAACTGTAGGTACCACACTATCACAAACAATTGATGGTTTGTTAACCAAATCACTTTTGCAAAATCAAAGTATTACCTTACAGAGTAATGGGTCAGACTGGTTATTAACAGTTGATACTAGTGTTGTTGGTACTTCGGGAACTGCTGGGTCATCTGGAACTGCTGGATCATCTGGAACTGCTGGGTCATCTGGAACTGCTGGATCATCTGGAACTGCTGGGTCATCTGGAACAAGTGGATCTTCAGGAACTGCTGGATCATCTGGAACTGCTGGGTCATCTGGTACAAGTGGATCTTCAGGAACTGCTGGGTCATCTGGGACTGCTGGGTCATCTGGGACTGCTGGGTCATCTGGAACTGCTGGATCATCTGGAACTGCTGGATCTTCAGGAACAAGTGGATCTTCAGGGACTGCTGGGTCATCTGGGACAAGTGGATCTTCAGGAACAAGTGGATCTTCAGGGACTGCTGGGTCATCTGGGACTGCTGGGACTGCTGGGTCATCTGGAACTGCTGGATCATCTGGAACAAGTGGATCTTCAGGAACTGCTGGGTCATCTGGGACTGCTGGGTCATCTGGGACTGCTGGGTCATCTGGAACAAGTGGATCATCTGGTACAAGTGGATCATCTGGTACAAGTGGATCATCCGGGACTGCTGGATCATCTGGAACTGCTGGATCATCTGGGACAAGTGGATCATCTGGAACTGCTGGATCTTCAGGAACAAGTGGATCATCTGGAACTGCTGGATCATCTGGAACAAGTGGATCATCCGGGACTGCTGGATCATCCGGAACTGCCGGTACAAGTGGGTCTTCTGCTACATCTGGTTCTTCAGGGACTGGATTCAATACTATTTCAAATCCGGGTAATAATAGAATATTAACTTCTGATGGGAGTTCAAATTCAGCAGTTGCTGAATCTAATATGACATTTGATGGTGATTCATTAGTTATTAATGGGTCTGTTCAAATTATTGGTACATTTTCTATTCTTGGGTCTTCTTCTACAATTGATACTACTAGTTTAGTTGTTAGTGATTCTATATTTGTTCTGGCTCATAGTCAGTCTACTCCTTCTGTTGATGCGGGTATGTTCGTAGATAGAGGAACTGGGGCAACACAAGCGTTTGTTTGGGATGAGTCGGAAGATGAATTTATTTTCGCTTCTACTAAATCCAATCATACATTATTCGGTAATATAGATATTATAACATATTCAAATATTAGAGCTGGAGGTGCAACCTTCTCTCAGCTAAAAGTAACAACAGGTGCATCTAATGGATACTATTTAGTTTCTGATGCTACTGGGTTGGCATCATGGACATCATCAGCTTATGGATCATCTGGAACTTCTGGGTCATCTGGGACAAGAGGTACTTCAGGAACTGCTGGATCATCTGGAACAAGTGGTACTTTCGGTACATCTGGAACTGCTGGGTCATCTGGTACAAGTGGTGATAACGGTACATCTGGTACAAGTGGATCTTCAGGAACTGCTGGATCATCTGGAACTGCTGGATCATCTGGAACTGCTGGATCATCCGGGACTGCTGGATCATCCGGAACAAGAGGTACTTCAGGAACTGCCGGATCATCTGGTACAAGTGGTTCATCTGGCACAAGTGGTTCATCTGGCACAAGTGGATCATCCGGGACTGCTGGATCTTCTGGAACTGCTGGATCTTCTGGTACAAGTGGATCATCCGGGACTGCTGGATCATCTGGTACAAGTGGATCATCCGGGACTGCTGGATCATCTGGAACTGCTGGAACATCTGGAATTGACGGAACTTCCGGAACTGCTGGATCATCCGGAACAAGTGGATCATCTGGCACAAGTGGATCATCCGGGACTGCTGGATCATCTGGAACTGCTGGATCATCTGGAACTGCTGGATCATCTGGAACTGCTGGATCATCCGGGACTGCTGGATCATCCGGGACTGCTGGATCATCCGGAACAAGTGGATCATCTGGAACAAGTGGATCTTCAGGAACTGATGGATCATCTGGAACTGCTGGATCATCTGGAACTGCTGGATCATCTGGAACAAGAGGTACTTCAGGAACTGCTGGATCATCTGGAACAAGAGGTACATCTGGGACTGCTGGTACTTCAGGGACACAAGGTGAATCTGCTGGTATTAGATTTAATTTCGATTCATCATTACTAGTTGGTAATGATCCAGGAACTGGTAATTTCAGATATGATACAACAAGTGTTGGTACAACAGCTACGATAGCTATTAGTTCAGCTGATATAAATAACCAGGGTTTTGCGACATCGATAGGGGCTTGGGATAATAGTACCAATCCAGTTAAAGGTATAATTGAAATAAAATCTAATTCAAATTCGGATACGACATTTAATCAATTTCAACTAATCTCTTTAGTTACAAATGTCGGTTGGTTTAGTCTTACAGTTATTGGTATAAGTGGTACAATACCATCAAATCTAGAAGAGTGTGTAATTACTTTTTATAGAACTGGTGATGCTGGAACAAGTGGTTCATCAGGAACTGCTGGATCATCCGGAACAAGTGGTACAAGTGGTACAAGAGGGACATCAGGATCATCAGGAACTGCTGGATCATCTGGAACAAGAGGGACATCAGGATCAAGTGGTTCATCAGGTACATCAGGGACAAGAGGTTCATCAGGTACAAGTGGTGAACAAGGTCAATTAGCAGCACTTTTATATAATTGTGGTTCTGCTACAGGGATAGCAGCTCCAGCAGTTGGTGAATTTCACTATAACTGGAGTTCTGGATTTGGTAATATAAACACTGTCTATATTAATGAGACTGATGCTTTGGGTAATAGTCAAGTTAATTATTTAGATACGATATCCATTGGTGATATATTTATAATTAGGTCTAATGATAATACATTAGCGGTTACTAACTTTGGGACACTTCGAATTACTAGTGTTGCTGATTCTGGTACTTATAGAACTTATGGAATCGATACGGTCTCACCGTTAAGTGGTGTTTGGAATAGTAGTCCTGCTGTGGCTGGACTTTGTGGAATTAGTTTAGAGAGGCGTGCTGGAACAAGTGGATCATCTGGAACAAGAGGTACATCAGGAACAAGTGGAACTTTCGGTACATCAGGAACAAGAGGTACATCTGGATCATCAGGTCTTCTACTATTAACTGGTACAACCGATAATGGTTTAATTACATTAAATGGGTCAGCTCCTAATGCTACTGTAGAATCAAATTTAACTTTTGATGGTTCAACGTTAACATTAACGGGTAACTTAGTTGTAACTGGAACATCTTCAACAATAAATTCACAAAATTTATTTGTACAAGACCCAATCATATTATTAGCTGGTACTCAAACAGGAGCTCCGGTTTTAGATTCTGGTTTGATGATTAACAGGGGAACTGGGGCTACACAAGCCTTTATATGGTCTGAATCATCTGATGAGTTTGTATTTGCTCAAACAAATGATTCTTCAAGTATTAATGGAAGTGTTACTGTAACATCATATTCAAATATTAGAGCAGCGGGAGCAACTTTCTCTCAATTAAAAGTTTCTGGATCAACTACTGATGATATGGTTAGAATAACACAATTGGGTAGCGGTAATGCATTTGTTGTAGAAGATTCAACTAATCCAGATGCAACACCATTCGTTATTAATGCTTCCGGTAATGTTGGTATTGGTACAACTGCTCCTGGTCATGAGTTAGATATTAGATCGAATAATCCACAACTTAGAGTGTATGCTGATCTTAATAACAGAGCTTTTACAATATATCCCGGTCAAGGTACTATTGAGTCAGATAACACAGCATTTTATATAAATAGAAATTCAACAAATGATATAGCGCTAGGTATTGGTGGAGGCAATGTAGGTATAGGGACAGCTACACCTAATGCTAAACTTCACGTTTCTGGTTCTCAATCATCACCTTTAATAATTGCTTCTGGTTCAACTACGGATGATATGGTTAGAATTACACAAACAGGAACAGGTAATTCATTTGTTGTTGAAGATGGTACTAACCCAGATACTACACAATTTGTTATAGATAATACTGGTAATGTTGGTATTGGAACAACAATTCCAACCGAAAAATTAGACGTAAGTGGAAAAACAAAAACCACAAACTTCCAAATGACAACGTCACCAACTGCTGGATATGTTTTAACATCAGACGCCGCAGGTAATGCGTCTTGGACGGCAGCAGGAACTAGTGGAACATCAGGGGCTGCTGGGACATCAGGATCAAGTGGTACTTTCGGTACTTCGGGTACAAGAGGCACATCAGGATCAAGTGGAACAAGTGGCGCTAACGGAACATCTGGAACTGCTGGAACAAGTGGTGCTAACGGAACATCTGGAACTGCTGGAACAAGTGGTGCTAACGGAACATCTGGAACTGCTGGAACAAGTGGTGCTAACGGATCATCTGGTACAAGTGGTACTTTCGGTACTTCAGGTACAAGAGGTACATCGGGTTCAAGTGGAACAAGTGGTGCTAACGGAACATCCGGAACTGCTGGATCATCTGGTACAAGTGGTACTTTCGGTACATCAGGATCAAGTGGAACAAGTGGTGCTAACGGTACTTCAGGAACTGCTGGATCATCTGGTACAAGTGGTACTTTCGGTACTTCGGGCACAAGAGGTACATCAGGATCAAGTGGAACAAGTGGCGCTAACGGTACATCGGGTTCAAGTGGAACAAGTGGTGCTAACGGTACATCGGGTTCAAGTGGAACAAGTGGTGCTAACGGAACATCTGGAACTGCTGGATCATCTGGTACAAGTGGTACTTTCGGTACTTCGGGTACAAGAGGCACATCAGGATCAAG